CCGGAAAAGCTTGTGTACGTAAGCTGCGACCCGGCAACCCTGGCCAGGGACGTAAAGTATCTGAGAAACCACGGGTACGAGCTTAGGAGAGTAAGACCGGTGGATAATTTTTGCGAAACAGTTCACGTCGAGTGCGTAGTATTGATGTCAAGGCAAAACACATAAGAGGGCTGGAAAGCCCAGTAAATAAGGCTTATCCGCGAGCTGCGGCTATTTCTGAATAGCTTGGCTTGCTGATAAGCCCTATTTTTTTATGCCCGTAAAGGCTCCGTGGGTACTGCTCCACGAGGGCAGGTCGAGTTGACAGCGTTGTTAATGGTGTGGGGTTGAGTTGACAAGGTGGTTATAGGGGTAGGTTGAGTTGACATGATAGTTGGTGTCATCGGAACAATAAACCTGATTATGATAATTTGGTATGCAAATACCAAAACACAGAAAAGTGTTGACAAGTTCCCGCGAACGGTGTATATTATCATCAGAGCTAAGTCAGGAGGCCTCTCTCTCGAGAGGCACTTGTGGAGGATACAGACATGAACGTAAAGCAAAACAGGAGCATGAAGGTCTACGAGACCAGCGGATATCACTACAAACCGACGCCGACGATCATGCTCAAGGGACAGTGGCTCAGCCAGTTCGGCTTTGCTGCTGGAGACAATATTCACGTCCATTGCGAAGATGGTAAGTTAACGATTACGAGAATCACGGATGATTTAACGGCAGGGGGTTAAGGAGAACTGAGATGGCTACTGCACAGGAAGAGAGAATTTGGATGTACTACAACGCACTGCGAGGGACTATGGCTCCTACACGGATGCTCGAAGGAGCACTCCTGGTCGCAGAGACCAAGGCTCAGAACAACAATGAAAATATGGAGAAGGAAGCAGCCTACGAGGCAATGCTGGTCGTGGCAGACAAGCTGCGCGTCCAAAATCCCTTCCCCGATGTTGATACATTCTATCAAGCCTACAAGAGCCTGAGCGATACACCGGATTGGGAGCGGATGCTCTATCAGTACCTTTCCTTTGAAGGAATGTATACGATTCTGGCTCCGGCGCCGCTTACGGAAGAAATGATGTCTCACATCGAAGGTGGCCAGACGGTCCTGATTGCTGAGGGCGAGAAGTTCGTACCGAATCTGAAATCAACCGTAGACGCACATCTGGACGTGGAGTTCACGATTACGTCGCAGAATCTGCTCTGTGAGAAGGTACTGGAACGAGTCTTTGAAGGCTACATGAACGTGAAGGTTATTGTGGCCGATATTTATAAGTACGGATTCATCAACGATAAGTTTGATCGGATCATCTCGATTCCGAACTTCGCTGGTCGCGACTTGGCCGAGGATGCATCGAACTTCATGTGCCGCGAGACTGATATGGTGGCGCTTGAGAACTTGCTCCTTCATATCTCCGCTTCCGGTGAGCTTGTCATCGTCATGCCGGGCCGGATCACCTTCGCTGGTGGCCACGTGAACGACTTACGGAAGTTCGTGGTGCAGATGTACAAGCTGGGCATGATCGCAGAGCTACCGGACGGAATTTTCCAGAACACTGGCATCAAGACATACCTAATCACGGTAAGTACCGGCCGCACTGAGGATATCGTCATCAGAAAGTATATGGCGGTCGAACGTAAGACCAAGCGCGGTCCAGTGGAGAAGATGGAGGTCGGTGATGATACCTTCGCCATGCGGGAAGAGCTCGAAGATATCGGTGATTGGAATATCGACAAGCTCCTGACGCAACAGGACGATGAGTTTATGCGCTACCAGGCCTCCGATTTGAAGAAGATCCCGCTCGGCGAGGTCGCTGAGATCTTCCGCGGGAAGTCCGTAGCGAAGAAGGACTCGACCGGCTCGATTGGTGTGGTGAACATCTCCAACATCGGACAGTATGAGATCGACTATGACGGGCTGGATAAACTCGATGAGGAAGAACGAAAGGTTGCGAATTATATCTTGCGTGAGGGCGATGTCCTTCTGCCGGCCAGGGGCACAGCGATCCGCACCGCGGTGTTCCATAAGCAGAAATACCCATGCATCGCTTCATCCAATGTGATCGTGATCCGTCCGGACCCGAAGATGCTCGACAGCACCTATCTGAAGATCTTCATTGATAGCCCGATAGGCAACAGCTTGATTAGCAGTCTGCAGCAGGGCATGACGGTCATGAACATTAGCTACAAGGACCTAAAGATGCTGGACGTGCCGTTCCCGACCATCGAGGATCAGAAACAGGTCGCCTACGAATATGAGAATTCGTACCAGGATTATATTCAGAGCATTTCCGAGGCCGAGCAGCGCTGGAAGGATACGCTCAGCAAATTACAGAATTATTGAGAGGGGGAAGCGCCATGACGAAGATGTACAACATTATCGATATGCAAGGCCACTTTTACAAGATTGGCGCTAACGGCAATCTCGTAGCGGCGAGGGACTCCAGCGAGGCAGAGCTGTTCACCCTCCGCGATGCAAACAATAGAATCGGTGGTGGCCGGAAGGCAAAGTTCTATACAACGATCGAAGCCAAGGTCGAAACAGAGCCAGAGGAGCCGACCTATAACGCACCGGATTACGATGAGGTCGAGAAGCCGACTATGTTTGACGGGCTTAAGAATAATTGGGAATCCACGCTGTCACAGCTTTGCTACATGAGCTCCCATATCCAGGAGTACCAGGATAACCTGAACGCCATGCTCTCCGATGTTGACAAGGAGGTCTGCGACCTGCTTCATTACTTGGAACTGAACGATCTGGACGATGCTGAGATGCTAAAAACATCCAAGATGCTCCAGGTCCGCCGTCGCCGCAGACGTGAGATCAAGGATGAGATGGAGCGGACGGCCGTGATGCGCTCGACCTTCCTGGATAAGGAATTCGGAATCAAGGTACATCAGAGCTTGGAACAAATAGAACACATGAAGGGCCGCATCTATACGCCGCGCAAGCTGGCAGGTCTCTTTGATGGACAGCAGATGCAGCGCGCAGTATGAGGAGGACCCAGATGGATATCAATAATCAGAAAGTAACTCATAAAGCATTTGGAGAAGGCACCGTGGTCTCCCTTGATGGGACACATGTATCGATCGACTTTGGCGATAAGGGCACAAAGACTTTTATTTATCCGGATGCGTTTGAGAAGTTCGTGAAACTCCAGGACAGTGCGATGCAGGCAGCGGTTGAAGAAGAGATCGCCTCAGCCCAGGCTGCGCAGAAGGCAGCGGCAGATGCTGCAGCGGCTGAGAGGGCTGCAGCTGCGGAAAGACGTCGTGCTGAGCAGGCACCGGTAGCCGGAAAGAAAAAAGGAACTGATATCGATCATGGCTTCGGCCCGGACTATCACGTGGAGCATCTGGTCAGACAGCCGATCCTCACATATAAGCAGGTCGAGGATGAATTTGGCATCCGCATCTCCGGTTTCGGTAAGGGGATCAATAAGACCGATACAACGGTCGTACTGATCTCCTCTGTCGATAAGAAAAAGAGCGGATTTGTATATCACGATCACTGGGATACAAACGGCGACTACATCTATTCCGGTGAAGGCAAGAGCGGTGATCAGAAGATGACCGGTGGCAACAGGGCAATCAAGGATGCTGCAGCGGACGGCAAGACCATCCACTTGTTCGTGAAGCTCTCGCCTGAGGAATATTACTACCAGGGAGCTTTCACTCTGGTTGAATACTACTACGAAACAGAGAAAGACGAGGCTGGCGATACCAGAAAGGAATACAAGTTCCGACTGCGCAAAGTCTCTGAATAAGAAAGGAACTCCATGGCACATTACATTGAAAATAAAGAGCAGGATGGCATCGAGCTTTATTTTGATGGTCAGTTCCCGGACGAGAAGCTGCGTAATCAGATGAAGGCTGCTGGCCTCCGATATACGAACTATAAAAAATGCTGGTACACGAAGACCTGGAACACAGAAGGTGTCGCATTCATCAAGCGTTACTGTGGCGAGGACGTCGAGGTTCCGGCTGCTGCACCGACACCGGCAAAGAGGCGTGCGTCGACTCCTAAGAAAAAAGACGAGCCGATCATGAACAGACGGTGCTGCTATTCCAACAGCATCGGCGGATTCCTGGGTGCAAACCGTGACGAGTGGCTGCAGGAAATGCGCTCAGCATTCGCGAATGAATACAGGTTGGCGCTCGGCGATTCGCAGGAGCATGCCTGGATAGATTGCTTTGATACCCTGCAGGATCAGCTTTCCGGTCTGGACCCAGCATACAGCATCATTTTTGAGTATGCGCTTCCCTATGAATCCGGCAGGCGTCCGGACGTTGTTCTTCTCAGTAAGGAGCAGGTCCTGATTCTGGAGTTCAAGATGAAGCCTACTGCGCTTCCAGAGGATGTGGACCAGGCAGGTGCTTATGCACGCGACATCCGAGAGTATCATTTTGAATCTCGGGATAAGGACGTGAAAGCTGTTCTTGTGCTTACACGTGCTAAAGGTATTCATCCGTCAAATAATGCAGGTGTCACGGTCTGTTCAGGAGACTGCTTGGCAGAGACGATCGAGGCAAAGCAGACAGCGACAGTCACTGCTTGTGATCTGTCTGCATGGATGGATTCCAAGTATGAGCCGCTTCCGACAATCGTTGAAGCAGCTCGAATGTTTATGAAGAATGAGGAGCTTCCGCACATTCGCAGGGTTCAGAGCACGGTCATCCCGCAGACGTTGGAAAACCTGAAAAAGCTCACGGACCATGCCAGGGAGACTAAGGCACACACAATTGCCTTTGTGACCGGTGTTCCAGGATCGGGCAAAACCTATCTGGGACTTCAATATGTTTATGATATCCAGGGCCCTGATGGGGCAGTAAATTCCGTTTATCTTTCTGGAAATGGACCGCTGGTAAAGGTGCTCACCGATGCTCTCGGCAGTAACGTCTTCGTCAAGGACCTGCATAAGGTCGAGAACGAGTTCTTGAGAAACGGAGCACCTGACTTCAGCAACAACGTGCTGGTTTTTGATGAAGGCCAGCGTGCCTGGGATACGAAGCAGATGGTTGCGAAGAGCCGTGGTAACTTCTCTGAACCGGACGTGATGATCCGCTTGGCAGAGCAGCGCCTCGAATGGTGCGTGATGCTGATCCTGGTCGGTGAAGGCCAAGAGATCCATAACGGTGAGAACTCCGGCATCGGCCTGTGGAACCAGGCTATGAAGAACGGTAGCAAGCACTGGGAGATGATCTGCCCGCCGAAGCTGGCTGACGTGTTTGCTGGTCAGATGATGGCTACCGGGCTTGATCCGGAGGCATTCGATTTGAAGATCCCGCTCAGGACTCACCTCGCTGGCGATGTTAGTGACTTCGTCAACCTCCTGATTGACGGAGACCTGGATGCAGCGGCCGAGAAGGTGCCTACCATCTATGACCAGAATTACAACATGTACTATACCCGCGACATCGAAAAGGCAAAGCAGTATTGCCGAGATCGTTATCGCGGAGAGATCAATAAACGCTATGGGCTGTTGTGCTCGTCAAAGGCGAAGGGGTTGGACCCGTACATGCATGTTCCTCAGTTCCGTGATCCGCCGACCAACTATGGTAAGTGGTTTAACACGCCACAGGGAGATTCCCGTTCCTGCTGTGCGCTCACAGAGGTTGTCACCGAGTTTGGCGTTCAGGGTCTGGAACTCGATATGCCGATCATTGGCTGGGGTACTGATATGATGTGGGACGGCTATGCATGGAAGTTATTTAAGCCGAATGAGGATGAGGATAGTGACGTGAACACCTATCGTGTGAACAGTTATCGAGTCCTGCTGACAAGAGGCCGTGATGGATTCATCGCATTCATTCCTCCGAAACCGGAGATGGATATCATTGAAAACCTGATGAATACGGTCGGCGTAAAGAAATTATAAGGAGGGCATGACACATGCTTGGAGCAATCATCGGAGACATTGTTGGGTCTCGATTTGAATGGAATAACTATAAGGCGAAGGACTTTGATTTCCTTACATACAAGTGTTTCCCGACCGACGACAGCATCATGTCACTGGCAGTGGCCAAGGCGATCCTTAAGAGCAAGCCGGATCACAGTGACCTGCCTGCTATGACGGTCCGCTATATGCAGCAGCTTGGAAACCTTTATCCGGATGCCGGCTACGGCGGAATGTTCCGCAAGTGGCTGAAGGATAGAAACCCACAACCGTATAAGAGTTATGGCAACGGAGCCGCGATGAGAGTCAGCGCGGCTGGTTTTGCTGCAAAGGATCTGATCGATGCGAAGATCCTCTCAAAGATGGTGACAGGTGTTACACATAACCATCCGGAAGGAATCAAAGGTGCGGAGGCTACTGCTGTTGCAATCTTTCTGGCCCGGTCAGGAAAAAATATGCTTGAGATCCGCGACGTGATCGATAAGGAGTACTATCCGATGAACTTCACGCTTGATGGTATCCGTGACAGCTATAAGTTCAATGAGACCTGCCAGGAAACCGTACCGCAGGCATTGATGGCCTTTTTCGAGTCTACCAGCTTTGAGGATGCGATCAGGAATGCAATTTCCATCGGCGGAGACAGTGATACGCTTGCAGCTATTACTGGTGGTGTGGCGGAAGCCTACTATGGCATTCCTGTCGAGATCAGGAAGCACGCACTTACCTTCTTGGATGAGCGGCAAATGGAGATTCTGGTGGAGTTCGAGAACAAGTATCCTTCACGTATTGAGAAAGTCGATGACGATATCAGTGTCAGCGTGAAGTCACCGACAAAGGTTGAAGTTGGAAACCGCGAGGCTATGATTCAGTCTGCTGTGGAATCAGTTGATAAAGACCTGGCAGATAGTATGGTTGAGAGCGAAGAAACGACCAGCCAGCAGCTTTTTTCACATTTATATGAAGCCTGTAATATTCTACGTGGCCCGATTAATCAGGACGAGTTTAAGAGCTATGTTACTCCGATTCTCTTCTTTAAGAGAATCTCGGATGTTTATGATGAAGAGACGCAGGCGGCTTTGGAGGAATCTGGCGGGGATGAGGATTTTGCATCCTTCCCGGAGCAGCATAGCTTTGTGATTCCGGAAGGGTGTCATTGGAATGACGTAAGGAACGCAAGCGAAAATGTTGGAAAGGCAATTGTCTCTGCAATGACGGGGATCGAGCGGGCTAATCCGGAGACTCTAAGCGGTGTTTTCTCGAGCTTTGATGATGCAAACTGGACGGATAAGACAAAGTTGACAGATGAGCGTCTGAAAGATTTGATCGAACATTTCTCAAAACTTAAGGTGGGTAATAACAATTATTCGGCTGATGTGATGGGAGACGCTTATGAGTTCTTGATTAAAAAGTTTGCAGATCTCTCGAAGAAGAATGCTGGAGAGTTCTATACACCGAGATCAATAGTAAAGCTCCTGGTAAAATTTCTTGATCCTAAACCTGGTGATAGTGTTTACGACCCGGCATGTGGAACTGGAGGAATGTTGATCGAAGCTATACGCCATATTGGTAATATGCAGCTTACATATGGAAACATGTATGGCCAAGAGAAGAATCTGTCAACATCCGCTATTGCAAGAATGAATCTATTTCTTCACGGGGCCCACGATTTTAAAGTTGTCCAAGGAGATACATTAAGACAACCTGCATTTATTGAAGCTGGAAAACTTAAAACTTTTGATTGTGTTTTGGCGAATCCTCCGTTCTCGCTGGACAAGTGGGGAGCATCACAGTTTGAGAGTGATAAGTATGGACGTAACATGTGGGGGTGCCCATCTGATTCAAGTGCAGACTTTGCTTGGCTACAACATATGGTAAAGTCAATGAAACCAAAGTCCGGTAAATGTGCCGTTATTCTTCCACAGGGTGTTCTTTTCCATGGAGGAAAAGAGGCCGAGATGAGAAAAGCACTCGTAGAGACTGGAAAACTGGAAGCAATAGTAGCTTTTGTTGGAGGCTTGTTTTACAGCACAAACACTTCTGCATGTGCATTGATTCTGAATAATAATAAGGAGTTTGCTCATAAAGGCAAAGTCTGTATGATAGATGCTTCTCAGATTTATACTGCTGAACGTGCTCAGAACAAGATGACGGAGAAGAATATCAATGACGTTTATTCCCTTTATAAAGATTATCTGGACGTTATTGAAAAAGCCAAAATAGTCTCGATCGCTGATATACGTGAGCACGATTACCTGCTTTCAGTTAATACCTACATTGAACATAAGCAGGAGGAAATAAGAGATCCAAGAGAAGTTAGACAGGAGTTTGAGGATGCACTTGCTGCAGTGAGAGTTGCAGAATCCCGGCTGACAAGTCTGTTAAAGGAAGGCGGTTACATCGATGAGTAAAAGAATATCTTTAGAGGAGCTCGAATCTTACCTTTGGAATTCCGCAGTATTGCTTCGAACAAATATTGATGCGGGAGCTTATAAGCAGTACATTTTTCCACTTCTGTTTTTTAAGAGAATTTGTGATGTGTACGATGAAGAGTGCGAGAAAGTTCTAAAAGAAAACAACGGTGATGTTGAGGCTCTTGAGTGGGAAGAAAATCATACGTTTATTGTTCCAAAAGGTAGTCATTGGAGTGATGTACGCAAAGTATCAGAAAATGTCGGAGTTGCAATCGTAAATGCGTTTCGCTCCATTGAAAAAGCAAACAAGGAATTATTACATGGAGTGTTCGGCGACGCTTCCTGGACCAATAAAAATCGTTTGTCAGATGAGTTGTTAAAAGATCTGATAGAGCATTTTTCGAGCAAAACCCTATCTATCGCTAACTGCCCGGAAGATGAACTTGGGCAAGGCTATGAATACCTAATAAAGAAGTTCGCAGATGATAGCGGACATACTGCGCAGGAATTCTATACAAACAGAACTGTGGTCCATCTAATGACAGAAATGCTTGACCCTAAGTCAGGTGAATCTGTCTATGATCCTACAGCTGGGAGTGCTGGCATGCTTATTTCGTGTATAGCATACCTGAAGGATAAGGGAGAGGAATGGCGCAATGTTAAGGTGTATGGTCAAGAGATCAATCAGCTTACATCTGCTATTGGAAGAATGAACTTATTTCTTCACGGTGTACAGGATTTCAGGATTGTTAATGACGATACCTTGAAGTCACCAGGTTTTGTGAAAAACGGTAAACTTCAGACGTTTGATCTCGTACTTGCAAATCCCCCATATTCAATAAAGCAGTGGGATAGATCAGCTTTTGAGTCAGACAAGTATGGCAGGAATTTTTTAGGGACACCACCACAGGGACGGGCGGATTATGCTTTTCTTCAGCATATTTTGAAAAGCATGGACCCCGAAACCGGACGATGCGCGATATTGTTTCCACATGGTGTGTTGTTTAGAGATGAAGAAGATTCAATGCGTGAGAAGCTCGTTCGAAGTGACTTGGTGGAATGTGTAATAGGAATTGGTAGAAACCTGTTTTTTAATTCTCCAATGGAGGCTTGTATCGTAATTTGCAGAACAAAAAAGCCTAAAGATCATGTGGGACATATTTTGTTTATAAATGCAAAGAATGAAGTTACTCGAAAAAATGCAGAGAGCTATTTGGAGCAAAAGCATATCGATAAAATCGCTGGGGCTTACCGTGATTTTAAGGATATCGATGGCTTTGCACGCAAAGTAAGCATGAGGGAGATTATTGATAATGGATGTAAATTAAGTATTCCATTGTATGTATTTACAGATACTGCAGAAAAAGTCCTTGGCGAGGTTGCAAACTTTGAAGATGCCCTTTCAGATTGGATGGTTTCAAGTTCAAGAGTACAAGACGAATACGGCAAGCTACTCGACTTATTAGGAGGTGAACAGTGATGGCAAAATATAAGTTTTCTGACATTGCTGAGAATATTACCGAAAAAGGAGTGCCGGCTCCAGGCGATGAGAAAATGTATATAGGCTTAGAGCACCTTGATAGTGGAAGCCTAAAGGTGACCCGCTGGGGTAGTGATGTCCCTATTAAGGGTCAGAAACTAATTATGCATAAAGGAGACATTCTCTTCGGCAGGCGGAATACATATTTGAGAAGGGCGGCTGTAGCACCACACGATGGTTTTTTTTCAGCACATGGCATGATTTTCAGACCCAAAACGAAGGTCATTGATCCTGAATATTTTCCGTTCTTTATTTCATCCGCATATTTTATGGATGAGGCTATTCGTATTTCCGTTGGCTCATTGTCACCGACCGTTAATTGGAAAACGCTTAAAGATCTTGAGTTCGGTTTGCCCGATATGGAGGAACAAAAAAAGTTGGCAGAAATTCTCAGCGCTGCGAATGAGGCCAAAGAAGCGTACAGAGATCTGATCAATAAAACCGATATGCTCGTTAAATCTCATTTTATTGAGATGTTCGGAAGACCAGGATTTGATGATAAGGGCTGGGGCCTTACTAAACTCGATGAATGCTGTATTCTTAATCCACGAAGACCTAAGGATATCCCGGAAGATATAAATGTTTCGTTTGTCCCAATGCCTGCTGTAAGTGAAGATGGACATATTGATCTTTCAGAAAAGAGATCTTACAAAGAGGTGAAAACAGGGTTTACATATTTTGGGGAGAAGGATGTGCTATTTGCGAAAATCACACCTTGTATGGAAAATGGAAAAGGTGCGGTAGCAGAAAACCTTGAGAATAAAATAGGCGCAGGATCTACAGAGTTTCATGTGCTTAGACCTATAGAAGGAAAATCGAACCCGTATTGGCTTTATACAATTACGATGTTTAAGGCATTCAGAATAAATGCAAGGAAAGTAATGACCGGTACAGGAGGGCAACTAAGGGTCCCTATTGCATATTTGAAAGACTATACGATTTCATTGCCGCCAATTGAACTTCAGGATGAGTTTGAGTTGTTCTATCGGCAAAGCGACACCGCAAAGAACGAGTTGCGACAGGCTTTATCTGACGTTGATAGCGTAATTAATTCGCTTATGAAGCGCTCTTAAGGGTTAGGAGGAGAGAGCATGTTTAATGAAGATAATACAATTGAGCAGATGGTAATAAACACACTGCAAAACAATGGATGGAAGTATATTCCTGCTGAGCAGCTGAATAGAGAATACTCTGATGTCATGGTTGAACAGATGGTAAAGGACGCTCTTATTAGACTCAACCCGGAAATTGCTGCTGAGCCCGATCGAGCAGATGAAGTTATTTACAAAATACGTACACTTATGCTATCTGTACAAGCGCATAGCATTATCGAACAGAATGAACAGTTTAAGAAGATGATTTTTGAGGAGAATTCTTATCCATTTGGAAAAGATGGCCGGATGATTCCAATCAGGTTCTTTGGGACGATGACCAAAGAAAATCTTGCATTAAACGAATATGTTGTTACTAATCAGTGGGTCTATCCACAGAAGGAAGATGGTAAGAGACTTGATATCGTTCTTCTCATCAATGGTTTTCCTATTGGCATTGGCGAGCTTAAGACGCCTGTCCGTAATGCAATAAGCTGGCTTGATGCAGCCGGGGATATAGCTGCGTATGAAAAAAGCATTCCGGCGATGTTCGTTCCGAACGTATTTAACTTTGGCACAGAGGGTAAATGCTACAGGTACGGTTCCGTTGGCATGCCGATTAACATGTGGGGCCCGTGGCATACGGCAACTCATAAGGCGGAGGGAAGCCTTGCAGACGTGAAGGTTAGTATCGAAGATATGATCACTCCGGAAAAGGTGATGGATATTTTCCAGTTCTTCACGCTCTTTGCGACCGATAAGAAGTATAGAAAATATAAGATCATATGCCGTTATCAGCAGTACGAAGGAGCTAATCTAATCGTGCAGCGAGTGTGCGCCGGATACCCGAAGCAGGGCCTTATCTGGCACTTCCAGGGATCTGGTAAATCACTGCTTATGGTATTTGCTGCGCAGAAGCTCCGCATGATCCCCGAGTTGAAGAATCCGACCGTGGTTATTGTTGATGACCGGCTGGATCTGGAAACGCAGATTACAGCAACGTTCAATGCCTCAGACATTCCGAATCTAACCAGTCTCGCTACAAAGGAAGAACTGATCAATTTCTTCAAGCAGGATATCCGTAAGATTGCCATTACGACCATATTCCGCTTTGGCGATGTGGATGAAGAACTGAATCGCCGCGACAACATCATCATCATGGTCGATGAAGCCCATAGGACCCAGGAAGGAGACCTCGGATCAAAGATGCGCCTGGCGCTGCCGAATGCATTCTTCTTCGGCCTGACCGGTACTCCGATCAATCGTCTGGACAAGAACACATTCAAGACCTTTGGCGCGATTGAGGATAAGAGCGGGTACATGAGTAAGTACTCCTTCCAAGATTCGATCCGTGATAAGGCTACACTGCCGCTGAACTTTGAGCCAGTACCGGTGGACCTGCACGTTGACAAAGAGAAGCTGGATCAGGAATTTGATGCTCTGACCGAAGGCCTCTCTGAGGAAGATAAGGCAGAGTTGTCGAAGCGCGTCAATATGAAAGCGATCATGTATGACCGTAAGCGTATTCGTAAGGTCTGCGAGCATATCGTCAAACACTATACAGAGAAGATCGAGCCAAACGGTTATAAAGGCCAGGTCGTTGTCTATGACCGTGAGTGCTGCCTTATGTATAAAGAGGAACTGGATAAGCTCCTGCCTCCGGAAGCATCTGACATTGTCATGGATACGAACAACGACAAAGAGGATCGCTATAAGAAGTATCGCAGAAACCGTGATGAGGAAGGCAAGCTCCTGGACTTCTTCAGAGATCCGAATTCACCTCTGAAGCTGGTCATAGTGACATCCAAACTGCTAACCGGTTTTGATGCTCCGATTCTTCAGGTCATGTACCTGGACAAGCCGATGAAGGATCATACCTTGCTCCAGGCGATCTGCCGTACAAATCGTACATATGATGAGGGTAAGACTTTTGGTCTGATCGTTGATTATATTGGTATCTTCGATAACGTAGCTAAGGCGCTCGACTTCGATGAGGCCGGAATGCGCAAGGTTATCACAAACATTGAAGAAGTTAAGAAGCAGCTGCCGGCGCTGATGCGTAAGTGCCTGAGCTATTTCATGGGTGTTGATCGTAACATCGATGGCTGGGAAGGGCTTATGGCAGCGCAAGAGTGTATCCCGACAAATAAAGAAAAGGATGAGTTCGCAGCTGATTATGTTGTGCTCAACCGGGCATGGAACGCGCTTTCACCAGACCCGTTCCTCGGGCAGTATAAGTTCGATTACCAATGGCTCAGCCGCGTCTATGAATCCGTGAAACCGACTGACGGTCGCGGTGGCTTGATCTGGGCATCCCTTGGGCCGAAGACTATGGAGCTGGTCCATGAAAACCTGGACGTCGGAGATGTTCATGAGGATGAGGAAATCATCACAATGGACGCTGAACTGATTGATCAGTTTATTGAAAAGCAGAAGGACATAAAGAAAACAACAATGAAGGTGGAGATCGACCTTGTAGCAAAAATCCGTAAGCATAGCAATGATCCAAAGTTTATCAAACTCGGCCAGAAGGTCGAGGAGCTCCGGGAGCGCCATGAGCAGGGACTGATCACCAGTGTTGAATTCCTGAAGCTCCTGCTTGAATTAGCACGTGAGGCTGCTCAGGCAGAGAAGGAAGTAGTGCCAGAGGAAGAAATTGATAAGGGCAAAGCTGCTCTTACTGAACTGTTCAACGGTATGAAGAATCCGAAGACGCCGGTTATCGTGGAAAGGATTGTCACGGACATTGATGACATCGTTAAGATCGTCCGCTTTGATGGGTGGCAGAATACAACGGCAGGCAAGCAGGAAGTGAAGAAAGCTCTGCGTAGTGTTGTCTGGATCAAATACAAAATCAAGGATAAGGAAGTCTTTGATAAGGCCTACAGCTATATCGAGGAATATTATTGATGCGGGTTGTGAATGTCGTTGCCGCGGTAATACAGGACGGAAACAGAGTATTTGCTACTCAACGCGGTTACGGTGATTTCAAAGACGGCTGGGAGTTTCCTGGCGGAAAAATAGAGCCTGGTGAGACGCCGCAGCAGGCATTGAAACGAGAAATTGAAGAGGAGCTTGATACTGAGATCACGGTCGGCGATCTGCTGACCGTGGTCGAGTACGACTATCCGGATTTCCATCTTTCGATGCAATGTTTTCTGTGCACGGTGGCTGCTGGGAATCTCGTCCTAAAAGAACATGAAGCAGCCAAGTGGTTAACGGCCGAGGAGCTCGACTCCGTTGATTGGCTGCCAGCAGATATTCAGGTTGTTGACGCATATAAGGTAGAACGCGGGAGGCGGTGTTGATTGGCGTATAAGGATTTTAAAGAATACATACAACGAAATTATGACTGGCTCCTGAAGGACGCCATCGATAAGTTTCTGAATTCGAGCTACGACGGTCAAGGGTTCCGCAGCTACAATGTCTATTCCCTCCTCAGATATAGCTCTGAAAATATAACAGTCTGCAGTATGACCTGCCATGACGATATCGGTCCCAGAATCCAAATGGACGTAAATGTAAAATGCGACGTGGTTTCCAGTGGCCTGGGCACATCAACCTATGAGGCAGGAAGACAGTCTAAGTGGTTTACGGTCTACTTACAGGGCAATCTTGTCAATGGCCTACGCGATGTTGAAGTGCTGAACACGAGTGCCTATCAGCCAGGCAGATTCGACAAAGAAAACTCCTTTGACGAGTTCATGGTTAAATACATCTACGCAGATCAGCTTGAGGATATTGCGGACGATTTCTCCGAATTCTGGTGCGGCGACGATGTTTATAATGGATGGGATTCTCCGGTCCAGAAGATCCTGAAAGAACTGGACCTCAAATGCTATGAGGCTCCATTACCTATGGGTGAAATGGGGCGGATGTATTTCCGCGCCGCTGATGAAGTCGTCGATGAGTTTATCGATCATGGAAGTTTCCGTCCTCCGGAACGTCATGAAGTAAATAAAACACTCGAGCCCGGCACCATGCTGATAAGTCACGATTATTATTTCATCAATGGCTATGGCAGCAGGGCTGACACGATCATGCATGAAGTCGTTCACTGGGACCGTCACGGAAAATTTTTTGAGATCCTTGCCCTGCTGAATGAAGACGAGGACTCCCTTAATTGTGAAGCTGATCCGACGGTTAGTTCTCCGGATGGCTTGGAGGGAGTGGCGAAGGCCAGGTGGTGGGCAGAGTGGCAGGCTAATGCTCTGGCACCACGTTATCTGATGCCAAGGCGTATCTTCAACAAGTACTTCGCGGATATGATCCAGGAACAGAGAGAACTCTACGGTGGGACCGAAGGAGAAATCATGGAACGGGCTCTGCAGCAGATCGCTGGGGTCTTCCCTGTTACGAAGTACGAAGCGAAGCTGCGAGCTCTTCAGCTTGGGTATAAGCAGGCTGAAGGTGCCTTCTTGCGAGTGAACGGTCACCAGCATAAACCGTACACTTTCAATCCCAATGCACTGGGCGATCACGAGACATTCCTGCTCGACTCCAGGAACGGCAAACGTATCTATGAAGAAAACTCAGAATTCGCCAGGCTGATCGACAGCGGTGATTTTATTTACACCGGATGTGTGGTCTGCATCAACGATCCGCTCTATGTTCAGCCGACAGACGATCCGTCCTGCCCGCAGGGGCTGGACCTGACGGATTATGCATTAGCGCACGTCGATCTGTGCTGCCTCAAATTCAAGAGGGAGTATTCCCGTGTAGATGCGGCTGACGAGTATTACAACCAGTGCTATCTCAGCAAGGATGTTAATGCGGCCGAGTTCAAGGAGACGAAGAAAATCGAGCTCTCTTCCAACCAGGACCCGATCGAGGAGATGCGCCAGTTGAAACTGCTGAAAGCAGAAAATAGGCGTGTCACTGCTATAAAGAGAAAGCTGCCTACGAATTTTGCAGAGACCCTGTCCGCACATATGGATCGTCTGGAAGATGAGTATGGTAAGAAGATGACGTTCAAGTGCCTGCATGAACGGACAGGCCTGTCAGAGAAGTATCTTAGTAATGTCATCAACGGTGGTAAGAAGCCGAGCATAGAAGTGCTTTACGCGATCTGCCTGGCCATGCACCTGCATCCTATATTCAGTGAGGATGTTATTACAAAAGCATACGGTGGATATCCGGATGATGAGGAGGGTGCTATGGCTGAATATTTGCTGGGGCACCATTATACGGAGTCGATCGATATGATCAACGATAAACTGAAGAAACTTGGCTATCCTATATGGGGAAAGGAAGTAGCGTAAAAAGAATTTGAAAAAAATTTATCGGAAAATCGGAACTATTAGTTCTGGTCGAAAACGACGAAAAATAAAGCATTTCGAAGGCCCTGTGGTCAGCGTCAAACAAGACGCGGCTGCAGGGCCTTTTTTCATGCCAAAAATCAGAACTTTTAGTTCCGATATCCGAGGTCCTCCCTGCGGTTTAATACGCATAGAAACAGTCAATCAGGGTAAATCCAGGGAGGAAATCATATGTATTTCGATTCATCTTAGAACACCGAGCAGGGGTTCCCTGCTGATCAGAATCTGCCGGCACCGGATCGAGTTGGCCGCTCGTGAAGGAAGCTGAGCGGACTATTTGCGTTTATTTGAATATCGACTTTTACGCCTATCACTGAGGGCCCACCGGAGACGTCCGGTACCGTTCATCGGGCCTCAGTGAGCAACGTAAGAGTGAATAGCCAGATTGATGAGCGGCTGGCCAACGAGACGGAGGATGTTTCGATGGTCAGTACAAATCTGAGCAAGAGCTGCCTGAAAGGCTCCTCCGCGGAAATCTACGGAGGCAAGCCGACATGGCAGAGAATAAGAATAAGTTTTACAGCGATTTTAGCAACCGTCACCCGTTCAATAATGTTCCTCTTCGCAAGGGCGAGGTCCTGGCACCGGTGGTCGTCGACGACGATTTCAAACCGTACCTGAAGACACTCGGCCTGGACTGGAACAACATCGAGACCTGGCACTATAAGCACGGCAGGACCGTTCCCGTCGCATTCATCCCGATCAAGGCAGATGAGATGGAATCGTCAATGGCCTATTTCAAAGCACAGACGACCCGGTACCTGAAGCGGTATCAGAAGACGGAATGGGATGACTTCGAGTCGATCGAAGATATGCTCGAGGCAGCGGAGGATGATGACCGCAAGGGTTATGATCCGACCGGCACCACTGAGAACGAGGACAAGATGTTCCTCGAGATGGCGCTCGAAGATTTGATCAAAGAGCTGAACAAGCAGGACCCGACTTACGGTAGGATCATCAGCCTGCTGGCAGAAGGTAACACGAAGGGTGAGGTTCTTGATCAGGTTGACTTGGGCAGAGAAAAAACCCAGGCGTATGCTTACATCAAGAAGGTCCAGACCATCGCAAAAGAGATCTGGTACAGAGATTGCTAAGCTGAAGAAATAGTAAAAAAAAGGGGCGGCACGGAAACTCTCATGTGAGAGCGACCGTGCCGCTTTTGCGTTCAATCTTTCTGATAAAACTGACATTCATATCCGTCGGCTCTGAGAAGCAGCCCGGAGATCCACGGAGGGGTCCTCCCCATCTGCTCGCAGATTACGTGGTAGTCCACGTCCGGCCGGCACTCAATGATCAATTCATCATGCACGTGCCCGACGATAAAGCAGTGGGACAGGGTCCGCATGCTATAGCAAAGGATATCGCGGCTGATGGCCTGGACCAGATTTTCTACGATTTTCGGACCGTAACTTTCGATCCGTGACCAGTGCTTGGTACTGTCGTTACCCATATACGTGATGCTTTCACCACCGAACTGATTCTCTCCGATCCTGGGTTTCACATAAGACAAATGTCTACCGGATGGGAGCTCTGCAAAGAGCATACCGCTTTTCCAGCGAAACGTTACCAGACCGACCTTTGTGGTGGTACGCGTCTTTATTGTTGTTTTGGCAGCGTTGTCGATATCCCACCAGTACTGAGTGATGTGTGGATTCGAGTTCCGCCATGATTCTACCAGGCCGGGAAGCTCCTCTTCGGAGAGGCCCATGTCAATGGCGCCCATCGCTTTCAGGGCACCGACGCTGCCGCCGTAGCCGAGCGCTAATTCGCTGATTTTTCCTTTTTGCCGGAGCTCACCGTTGATACCGTGCTTCACGACCGGCACACCGAACATGTGCGATGCGCTTTCACAGTAGATGTCACCGTTGTTGGCGAAGACATCCATACGCCACTGCTCGCCGGCCAGGAAGGACAGCACGCGTGCCTCAATGGCACTGAAGTCTGATACCACATATTTATATCCTGGCTTCGGAATGAAGCTCGTCCGGATTAGCTGGCTGAGCACGTCCGGGATATTATCGTAAAGCATATTCAGGGTTTCGTAGTCGCCCTGACGGACAAGCTCGCGGGCTTCGGCCAGGTCGGGCATGGAGTTCCTATAGAGGTTTTGCAACTGTACGATACGGCCGGCAAAACGGCCTGTGCGATTGGCACCGTAAAATCTGAACATGCCGCGGCAGCGGCCATCATCACAGGCAGCAGTATCCATAGCGACATACTTCTTAATTGAGCTCTTTGAAGACTGCTGACGCAACCGCAGGACTTCTGCCACATGATCCGGTGCGTCTGGAAGCATCTTTGCCACTTCCTTCTTTCCCAGAGAATCCATCTCGACATCATTGTCTGAAAGCCAGCCTTTCAGCTGGGTGACGGAATTAGGATTTTCCAAGCCTGTCTTATCCTTCATAGTTTCCGACAGCTGGTCCTGTGTGATCTCGCTGATATGGATCGCGTTGTCGACGAGCTGACGATCGATCATGATACCGCGGTCATTGATCTCCTCAGAGATGTGGTATTCGTCCCAGACGAGATCCGGGACCGGATACTTGTCCAGCCGCTTGTGGATCTGCATCTCGACCTCAACATCGCGTTGGTTGTATTTGATGAAGAGCGCCCACTTGTCCGGCGCATGTTCCGGGAGGTTGCGGATCCGACCGCCGTTCACTTTCGTGGGCTTGCAGGGAACGCAGAAGTAGCGGATCAAGTCCTTTCCTTCTTTGAGCTTCTGCTGATCAAAGCCAAGGACCGCACCGACCTGCTCAAGGGACTGCGGCAGACCGTTGTATGCGGAAAGCACCATGCTACAGCGCCAGGATACCGGATTCAGGTAGTTGCCGACTGTATCCTCAGGAATACTGTAGCGACAGGGCGTGAAACCGTTGTCTGTGTTATCGAGGTAGTGCGGGTAGTGCCGAAGTAACCAGGCGGATAGACAGATCCTCTCAAAGGAGGCGTTGAAGCTCCACTTTATCACGTCGTCACTTGCGATCGCTGCGACCAGCTCGTCCGGGACCGTGTCACCGGAAGCGAGGTCGTATACCTTGACCGGGCCGTCATTTATGGACACGCCCAGCAGAAGGATTTCGAAGTTCTCTGATTCGGCATATTTGTAAACGCCTGCCTTGGCCAGATCCACGTCACTGAAGGTTTCGAGGTCCAGCGATAGCGTATGTATCTTATCCATCTTTGTCACCGTCCTTAATCAAAGATACGGACGGAGGATGACTCCGCCCGTATCCGGCTTGCTGATTATTCGTTACTCTCTGCGGCGGCTTTCTCGGCACGCTCTTTTTCCTCGCGCTCTCTGCGCTTTTTCTCCCTGTGATCACTCACCTTGATCCCGATCCAACTGAACAGGGTTCCCAGGCAAATTATCACGTTGATTGTCGTGCAGGTTACGATGACCTGCTGATATACGTCCTGCATAGAGCACCTCCCTTAGCTCAGGAAATCGTCGTCGTCATCGGCGAAGTCATCCTCAGCCCTGGACTTACCGCCAAGAGGCTCGCCATCACGGATCTTCTGAAGGTTGTTCAGTCCGCACGCGATGCCGCGGTTGCCGTTCGAGTTGAAGGCGTACAGGTTGATCGAAGCACGGCCGTAGACGCCGCTGTAAACTTCGGACCTCTCCAGGATCGGGTTGCGGTCTGCATCCACGATGCCGGGAGCGGTGCCGCTGTTGGCATTGATGAAGTAGCTGTTCGCGTAAGCCGGATCTCCAGGACGCTCTTTGTCACCGTCGCGGAGAGGGGTCTTGATGGTATCGAGAGGCGGCACGATCTTGCCGTTTCCCTTGAGCTTGGATTCGCCTTCCTCGTAGGCTGCCTGAATAGCGGCCTGGATCTTCTTCAGAGTGACAGTGTCGCTCTTCGGAATAATGAGGCTGACACTGTACTTTGGCGCTCCGCCGTTGATGGACTTAGCGTCCCATACATTTGCATAGCTCCAGCGGGTGTTGACTCCTGTGATGACTTTAGTCGGGTTCTGAATCTTATTAGACATTTTCTTTTCCTCCATTGTCTTTAAAATCGTCTGCTGCTGTATTCACTGCCGGTCTCTTATCAGATTCCGGAACAAGTGCTGGTTTTCCGGGCGGTTTGTATACGAGCCCACCCAGGAGCTCTTCGAACTGCTTCTTGCCGAGAAGGGTGCTCATGGCAGTGATGCCGAGGAGCTTCTGCTCGTAAGGATCGTAGCCGGCTTCTTTGACGGCTGTGGCTACTGCAGCCTCGTCGGTGTATTTACGATTGGACCTGCCTTCAACAACTTTCCAACCTTCGAAGTGGGTGCCGGACTGTGCTTTCGTCAGAGCGTAATCCTTGATGTCGTTGCCCCAGGCGATCAGCTGATCTACCTTGCCCAGGATCGATGCGATCTCGAGCTCATCCAGGGTATCCGGCATAACGAAGTCGTACTGTGCAAGCTCCAGGTTGTACTCAGCCCGTTTACGGCAGGTCGCCTTGACCTTGCAGAACTGGCAGTGGTCGCCAGCTTTGAATTCGCCTTTACCCTCGTAGGCCAGCTTGGCTGTGGGAGCGAGTACCGTGTCTGCCCAGTTCAGGAGCTCGTCCTTACTGATACTCCAGGTGGAGATGTTGTCGCGGCGCGGCTGGAAGATCGTCATGGTCACCTGGTCGATGTCGTAGAGATCACCGAAGGCTTCCAAGGCTCCAAGCGCGTAGCACATCATCTGACTGTTGTTTTCCGCTTCCACCAGGACACCGAGACCGTGTTTGTAATCGATGATCTGTAGGACCTGGTCTGCCAGAATCACGCAGTCGCCGGTTCCGTATCCGTTTTCTACCCATCGGGAGAAGTCCAGCCTCTGCTCAATGAAGACCCTCGGGTCCGGGCAGTACTGCTTGGCGGCTTCGAGCTGCTGGAGGACGTATTCGCAATATTCCTCGGCGCAGTTCTGCATCTCCGCGTTGTAGTAGCTCAGGTCCTCGGTGGGATCACGGACGTCGTGGCCCAGGGCCTTCTCTACCAGGTACGCACACAGCTCGTGACAGTCGGTGCCTTCCTGGGCGTAGGGACTGCTCTGGTCCGGAACGCTCTCACAGAGCTTCGCGGAAGGCGGGCAGTTCAGCCACCGGTGTGAAGCGGAAGCTGAGAGGAACGCGTGCTTAGCCATTGGCGATCACCTTCGCTTCCTCCGCTACGGCAGCGTAGTCCTTCTCATCGAGGTCGCTCAAGCGGCTGACTCCATACTTCTGAAGAAGGGCTCTGGCCTCTGCCTTCTTGCCCTGGCCGGAGAGACCAGCCATGATGCCGCGGACATCTTCAAAGGTGTAGGTCTTGGCTTCGGCGGTCTTATCAGGAAGGGCTGCTGGCTGGGACTTTTCCGGGAGAGCCGGTGCGGTCGGCTCCGTGAAGATGGCCTTCAGGTCTTTTACTGCTTTGAACAGGATCTCCAGGCAGGACAGGATGTTCTTGCCGGACTTAATGATTCCTTCTCCGCTGGTGATGATCTCGTCAAACACCTGGGATGCGTCTTTCTTCTCATTCATGATTTTCTTTCTCCTTCTTTGTCTGAATCTGTTGTCTTAGGTTGTCTGCCAGCCGCTTGGCTACGACGCTGATGGCGATCAGAGTGTCGATCAGCTCCTCATCCGTCCTGTCCGCCAGGCTGGCTACGTCTCTTGTGGCTGCATTCATCTTTTGACCTCGCTTTCCGAAAGAGCTCTGTGCCTTTCTAACTTCCTAAGGGGTTATGCGGGAGCGTTTTCCGGGTTCCGTGAAACTTTTTGAGGATTTCTTTTCCGGAGCTGCTTCCGCTGTTCCTAACTTGCTAAGGACGGCTGCCGTAGCTTTTTCCGGCCAACGGGCAAAAAAAAATCCGGGTCCGAATCTGCTTATAAAAAGGAAGCGATTCTGGCTCGGATGATTTTTTTTGCTGTTGGGCCGGAAAACCGGAAGAAAAAGACCCTTAGCAAATTAGAAGGAATTGTCCTTCGACATTTCTAAGAAGCGAGGTGAGAAGAATGGAATTTACCAACAGGGACCGACCGGTCGTTTACATCTGTTCGCCATTCTCCGGTGATCGGGTAGCCGGCACGGAAAATGCGAAGCGTTACTCAAGGTTTGCGGTGGACGCGGGAGCGATCCCGTTCGCACCGCATCTGCTTCTTCCTATGTATATGAAGGAAGACAGCGAACGCGGGCAGGCGCTTTACATGGATCTTGTATTCCTCCGCCGTTGCGATCAGCTCTGGGTGTTCGGTCAGAACATCACGAGTGGCATGCAGGCAGAGATCGACCAGGCAAGACACCTGGGCATGAAGATCCGGTACTTTACCGAGAATTTTAAGGAGGAGGACGTGTAATGCAATTTGAACTTTTTACGGCGAACTGCACCGGCGATGCCGCCAACTGCAGCTACCCGAATAAGGTCACCGTCTCTGATCCTGCCGGACTTGCGGCTGCGGTGGCAAGGGATCATGTCTGCGCTACTTATAAGAACAACTACCGCAGCAAGGACAACTTCATCAGATCCGCGCTCGGGGTCTGGGACTGTGACAACGATCACTCAGATAATCCGGAAGACTGGATCACGCCGGAGAGCCTGGGAGAAGGTGTTCTCTCAGATATCTCGTTCGCAACGACACCGAGCCGTCATAACAATGACTGGAAGGAAAGCAAGTCGCCGCGGCCAAGGTTCCACCTGCTGGCGGAGGTCAGCGAGTTTACGGACCCGGACCGGTACGGTGACATGAAGAAGGCCGTCCAGAAGAAGTTCACGTTCTTCGACGACAATGCTCTGGATGCAGCGAGGTTTCTGTTTGGGACAGACGTAAAGCCAGAAGAGGTCTATTGGCACGAAGGCTGGCTCAACATCGATGACCTTCTGGAAGAGGGTGACTACGAAGCTGATCCGGCCGATACGGCATCAAGCTCTGGGATCATCCTGGAGGGCAGCCGCAACAAGACTATGAGCCTGTTTGCTGGTAAGGTCCTGAAGCGCTACGGCGATACCGAGAAGGCAAAGGAAGTCTATCTGGAGCATTCCAAGAAGTGCGATCCGCCGCTCGAAATGGCGGAGCTCGACACCATCTGGAACAGCGCAGTCCGTTTCTTTAATAAGAAGGTCGCCACCCAGGATGGTTATGTGCCGCCGGAACAGTACAACGAAGAATTCGGGTCCGCTTCACTGAAGCCTGAAGATTACTCCGATATCGGAGAGGCAAAGATCCTGGCAAGGGAGTATGGCGAAGAGCTCAAGTACACAAGCGCCACGGACTACCTCCGTTTTGACGGGGACTGTTGGCGTGAAGATAAGCAGATGGCGGTCGGCGCGGCAGAAGAGTTCCTGGATCTGCAGTTGCAAGATGCCAAGGATGCAGTTGACTCGGCAATGCAGGCTCTGATGGATGCCGGCGTTGATAAGGATACGCTCCGTGATGGTGGCAAGGCACTGGAGAAGGCGTGCGACAGTGACAAGTTGATGAAGCTGCTGTTTCGTCTGATCGGAGCCCAGACATATCTGAAGTTTGTCATGAAATGCAGGAACTATCGGAACCTGATCAACTTCCAGAATGCAGCCAAGCCGATGCTCTCCATCAACGTGAGCGAGCTGGACAAGGACCCGTTCCTCATCAATACGCCTTATGCAACGTTCGATATGTCGAAAGGCCTGGCCGGAGAACAGCCGCACGATCCGCGTGACCTGATTACCAAGATCACTGAGAAGTCGCCTGGCCAGGACGGGCGTGAACTCTGGGAGGACGCATTGAATCTGTTCTTCTGCGGTGACCGTGACCTGATCGAGTACGTTCAGAAGACGGTCGGTGTGGCAGCGGTCGGTAAGGTCTATCAGGAACACATGATCATAGCCTATGGCGGAGGCGCCAATGGCAAGTCAACCTTCTGGAACACGATCTACCGCGTCATGGGCAACTACGCCGGGAAGATCTCAGCGGAAGCACTGACCATGAACTGCAAGCGGAACGTGAAACCTGAGATGGCGGAACTCAAAGGCAAGCGTCTCATCATCGCATCCGAGATGGAAGAGGGCATGCGCTTGAATACCGCTACGGTTAAGCAGCTCTGCTCAACGGACGAGATCCAGGCAGAGAAAAAGTATAAGGACCCGTTCGCATTTGTGCCGAGTCATACTCTGGTCCTTTATACCAATCACCTGCCAAAGGTTGGCGCCAACGACGACGGTATCTGGAGAAGGCTTGTGGTCATTCCTTTCAACGCGAAGATCACTGGCAAGTCCGACATCAAGAACTATGCGGACTACCTGTTTGCTAAGGCCGGGCCGTATGTCATGAGCTGGATTATCGAAGGCGCCATGAAGGCGATCGCGGAGGACTTCCGTATTGAGGAGCCGCAGATCGTGAAAGATGCCGTTGAGGCCTACCGTGAAGATAACGACTGGCTGGGGCAGTTCCTGGATGAGTGCTGTGATATCGGACAGGGCTTTAAAGAGAAGTCCGGAGAACTCTATCAGGCATACCGTGCTTACTGCACGATGTCCGGCGAGTATATCCGCAGCACGACAGATTTTTACGGCGCGATGGCTAAGGCGGGTTTTGCCAAAACCAAAACGAATAAAGGGATTCTGGTTATTGGACTGAAGCTGAAAGACGGACAGGATTTCCTCTCTTGAGGTGAAGGTCGTGCAGGTTAATTCCTGTAACGCTTCTCGATTTATGCAGGTCGTGAAGCTCAATAGATAAACCTGTCCAGAAATGAAAATACGTAAAAGTGCAGGTCGTGAATGTCTATATACAAAAGTCACTATAGAGAGAAATTTTCAATGAAAAAAACATATAGGGGGTTTTTAGGAACGAGCTTCACGACCTGCACCATTCAAATCCGTGATGGGAGGCAGGCATGAGAGAAAAGAACATCGAGCAGCAGTTAAGAAGTGAGGTCCGGCTGCGTGGTGGCTTGTGTGAGAAATGGACCTCTGGCAGTTCAGGCTGGCCCGACAGGATCTGTTTATTCCCGGATGGGAAGGCGGGTTTCATTGAAGTGAAGGCTCCTGGAAAAAAGCCGCGGCCACTTCAGGTGAAGCGTCATAACCAGCTGCGGCGCCTTGGATACAAGGTTTACGTCTTAGACAAAACAGAGCAAATCGGAGGAATTCTTGATGGAATACAAGAGACAAACATATAAACCGCACGCTTACCAGAAGTTTGCGACAGACTTCATTCTGCAGCATCCGATCAGTGCTGTGATATTGTTTCTCGGCGCCGGTAAGACGGTGATCACGCTGACGGCGATCCAGCAGTTGATGTATGACAGCTTTGAAGTCAACAAGGTTCTGATCGTAGCGCCGCTACGTGTGGCCAAGGTCACATGGAAGGATGAGATCACGAAATGGGACCACCTGCAGGATCTGTCTTATGCGGTAGCGGTCGGTACAGAAAAAGAGCGCATGGACGCTCTGAGGCAAAATGCGGATATCACGATTATCAACAGAGAAAACCTGCAATGGTTGATCGAGAAGTCGAGGATGCCGTTCGATTACGACATGGTGGTGTTGGACGAGCTGTCATCCTTTAAAAGCTGGCAGTCAAAACGCTTCCGGGCCTTCATGAAAGTCAGGCCAAGGGTCACGCGAGTCGTGGGCTTGACCGGAACGCCGGCACCGAACTCACTGATGGACTTGTTCGCAGAGTTCAAGTGTCTGGATATGGGAGAGCGGCTCGGAAGGTTTATCACGCAGTACAGGACCGGGTATTTCACTCCGGATAAGATGAATGGCCAGATCGTGTATTCGTATAAGCTCCTACCGGGAGCGGAGGAAAAGATCTATGACAAGATCTCGGATATCACCATTTCCATGAAGGCCCTGGATCATCTGAAAATGCCGGAGCTTTTATCTGAGCGGTATCCGGTCTACATGGATGATGAGGAGACCGAGCAATATGAGTCGATGAAGCACGACCTGATCCTGCCTTACCAGGACGAGGACGATATCACCGCAGCCAATGCTGCAGCTCTCTCCGGAAAGCTCTGCCAGATGGCAAACGGTGCGGTCTATTCCGATAACGGCGATGTCGTGCATATCCATGACCGGAAGCTCGATGCCTTAGAGGACCTGATCGAGGCAGCGCAGGGACCGATTCTTCTTTGTTACTGGTTTAAGCACGATCTTGCCAGAATCATCAAGCGCTTGGATCAGCTGAAGGTCAGCTACAGCCGGATCTCTTCCGAAGAGAGCATCCGAAGCTGGAATGAAGGCAACTACCAGGTAGGGCTGATTCATCCGGCGTCTGCCGGCCACGGCCTCAATCTGCAGCAGGGCGGAAACGTGATGGTCTGGTTTGGACTGACCTGGTCCTTGGAACTTTATGAACAGACAATCGCAAGAATCTGGAGACAAGGGCAGCAGGCGTCAACCGTTGTGGTACAGCACATCGTAACAGCCGGAACTATCGATGAGCGAATCCTGGACGCGATCTCCCGCAAGGAGAGAGGCCAGAACGCTTTGATCGAAGCGGTGAAGGCAGAACTGTAAATGAGCCTTTGTAAGGCCGAGTCAATCATATGTCAATCCGAGGGAAACAGATATCAGTGCCGGAGGAAAGCATATGCAAAACAGAACGGATGGAGATCCATATGAGAATCTTGCCAACGCGATCGTTGCCCAGGCGGCAAAGGATTATATCGCAGCTCTCAAAAAGCTAAAGCGAAAGCGTAATAACAAGATGGCCATGCAGGAAGCAATGGATCTGGAGCGTTTCTTCCATTCAGCGTGGTATGCACAGCTCACTTCGGTAGCCCCGGACTATCTGATCCGGAGATTAAGAAACGAGGTGAGCAAATGACTCCAAAGACATATTTGAATCAGGCCTACCGTCTGGAGCAGCGTATTCGGCTGCATAAGGAAGAAATAGAAAACCTGCAGGAACTTGCCGGCAGCGTGGGCAGTCCTGATTTTGAATTCCACAACAATCCGAACAGGCCAACCGAGGCGCCGTTCATAAAGACCTTAGAGAAGATCTGGGAATATGAAGACCGGGTCAATAAGGAGCTGGATCAGCTGCTGAAGCTGAAGGGAGAGATCCAAGCTGTCATAAACGCTGTGCCCAACATGGATGAGCGCCTGGTCCTGACGTACCGATACCTGAAGAACTATACTTGGTCGCAGATCGGCGATGAGCTCTATGCAGACGAGCGTACCATACGCCGCTGGCACAACAGAGCACTTGCCCACGTGGTGATTCCGAAGAATCCTACAATCATATGAGTGCGCCGGAAATGCCCGGGTTTGTCCGCAAATGTCCAGGTGGCTTATGTGTTATTGTATAATCGGCAAGAAAGAAAAGATGAAGCCTCGGAGGACAACAAGATCCTTCGGGGCTTTTGTTATGCAAGAAGGGAGGCTGGCATGCCATACAAACCGAAGGTTCCCTGCCGGCACCCAGGCTGCAGTGCACTGGTAACCGCAGGTGAACTGTACTGCGAGAAGCATAAGCACTTGCACCTTGATGAAGTGAAAAGACCGTCGGCATCAAGCCGTGGCTACGGTAAGCGCTGGCAGAAAGCATCACGTGCTTTCCTTCACGCCCACCCGCTTTGTGAGAGGTGCCTGGCAGAAGGTCGGTACGTCAAGGCAACGGTTGTAGACCACAAGGTTCCGCACCGTGGTGACCAAGAACTCTTCTGGAATCAGTCCAACTGGCAAGCGCTCTGCAAGCCTTGTCATGATAAGAAGACTTTCACTGAAGATGTGCGACCAGAATATAAATTTTGATGAGAGCTGAGTGATCGGCTCTTCATTTATTTGTACGAGAGATTTTTTTTTGAACGGGAGGGGCGGGTTGAATCGCTGTGCGCGATCGCCGGAAGACCGGCGCCCCCTCTCGCGTGCAAATTCGCATAAGTTTTTGGGGTATTAACCCTGGGAGGTAAAAATGGGGAAAAGAGGACCCGCACCAGGGACCGGTGGAAGACCGAAAAAACCCCTGGCAGAAAAGATAGCGACGGGCAATCCGGGTAAGAGACCATTGATGGTGATTGATCTTCCGGAGCCTGCGGACCTGACTGGTGTTGATATGCCACCGGTGAAGGATTTCATGAAAGAGCAGCAGCGCGATGGTGGCGAGCTCTGCGCGGACGAGGTTTATATCGAAACCTGGCAGTGGCTAAAGAGCTGCGGTTGCGAGAGGCTGGTCAGTGTTCAGCTGATCCAGCAATACGCGATGTGTGTTGCACGTTGGATTCTGACGGAGCAGGCCATCAGTAAATTCGGCAGCCTTTCAAAGCATCCGACGACCGGTGCTCCGATTGCGAGCCCGTATGTTGCTATGGAACAAAGCTATATGAAGCAGGCCAACCAGTTATGGGCTTCCATTTATTCCGTTGTCCGAGAGAACTGCAGCACCGAGTTCGGCGCTACTCCCCAGGACGACGTTATGGATCGTCTGCTTAGATCAAGGGAAGGATAAGGATATGTTTGAAAAAGTAAATCCCGGCCATCCGGATAAGGTGGCGGACAGAATCGCCGGTGCACTTGTGGACCTGGCATATGAAATGGATGAGAATCCAAGGATTGCAGTCGAGGTCCTGATCGGGCACGGAGTGTGTCACATAATTGCGGAGACCTCGGTCCGGTTCATTCCGGAAGATGTGTCTGTGATAGTTCGCAGGATCGCTGGAGATGTGAAAGTTGATTATGTAGAAGTTCCGCAAGATGTGCATCTGGCAGATAACCAGGAAGGTGGCATACGCTGCGGCGACAACGGGATCTTCAAAGGTGTGCCTGTAACAGCAGAGCAGAAAGAGCTCGCTTCGATTTCAAAGGATATCTACAGCAGGTATCCATTTGACGGGAAGTACATCCTGGATGGTGCCAGGCTGATCATCTGCCAGAGTCACGCTGCAAAGGCAGACATCGATGCTTTATATCCCGGTGCGGAGATCAATCCGCTCGGTGATTGGACCGGTGGCACAGATGTCGATACCGGTGCCACGAACAGAAAACTTGGAAGCGATATGGCGGACAGCGTTTCCGGCGGAGGCCTTCACGGGAAGGACCTCAGCAAGGCAGATGTATCCGTCAACATTTATGCATTTCTCAAAGCGCAGAATACTGGGAAGCCAGTGGAGTTTTCCTGCGCCATCGGTGATGAAACAGTAGGCGACGTTCCCTTTGAAGAGATCGTCGAGACTGCCCGCGAGTATATTCGCAAGGTTGGCGGTTTTGAGAAATTTGCTGAGTGGGGGCTTGTATGAATACAAAACGATTTGAGCAGGTACCAATAGATAAGCTGGTGCCTTATGCCCGGAATGCCCGGACTCATAGTAAAGAACAGATAGCGCAGCTTCGTGCATCCCTCAGGGAGTTCGGCTTCGTCTCCCCTGCAGTCATTGACGCGGATTACAACATTCTGGTCGGTCACGGCAGGGTCCAGGCAGCACGCGAGGAAGGCTATGATACCGTGCCTTGTGTCTTTGCTGAGGATCTGACGGAGGCGCAGAAGCGAGCTTACATTCTTGCAGACAATCAGCTGGCATTAAATGCAGGTTGGGACGAGGAAATGCTGTCGGTCGAACTGTCCGATCTGCAGGAGAACGCATTTGATCTTTCACTCCTGGGCTTTGAGCAGGGTGATCTCGATAAGCTCTTAAACGGCGGAAACGAGACCGGAGCGAAAGATGATGACTACGATCTTACCGCGGCCCTTGAGAAGGCATCCTTCGTCGAGAAGGGTGACCTGTGGACCGTCGGAAAGCACAGACTGCTCTGCGGCGACGCCACATCCGCTGAGGATGTTGAAAAGCTCATGGATGGCAAGCGTGCCAACCTGATCGTGACGGACCCTCCGTATGGAGTTTCCTTCAAAGCATCGGATGGGCTCACAATCCAGAACGATAGCCTGAAGGGCGAGGAGTTCTATCAGTTCCTGCTATCGGCATTTCAGAACATGGCTTCTCACTTAGAGCCAGGTGGATCGGCTTATGTGTTCCACGCGGATACGGAAGGTCTGAACTTCAGGAAGGCATTCATTGACGCTGGATTCCATCTGGCTGGGACCTGCATCTGGGTGAAGAACTCTCTGGTCCTGGGCCGGTCGGATTACCAGTGGCAGCACGAGCCGATCCTGTATGGATTCCTACAGAACGGAAAACACAAGTGGTACAGCGATAGAAAGCAGACAACGGTCTGGAACTTTGATAAGCCGAAGCGCAACAAGGATCATCCGACCAGCAAGCCGCTGGACCTGCTTGCATATCCGATTCATAACTCGAGCCAGGAGAACTCCATCGTGCTCGATACCTTCGGCGGTTCCGGCAGCACGATGATGGCCTGCGAGCAGCTTGGCCGGATCTGTTACATGTCGGAACTTGATGAGAAATATGCATCAGTTATTTTAAGAAGGTATGTCGATCTGACTGGTGACGCGGACGGGGTTTTCGTTGAGCGCGGCGGTAAGAAGATCGCCTATTCGGATCTTGTGAAAGAGGTCTGGGCGACGCCGGAAGAGGATGTATAATACACAATTTTTCCGGCCTGAAATCGTGAGATTTATCCTCACAGAATATCGATAATTAGCTTGATAATACAGGGCTTCAGAGTGATATATGTACGTACCGAAAGGCACATAGGGTGCCCGGAAATTCAAAGGAGGTACATACCATGATTTATCACTACAACGTAACCGGAGCGGAGAGAAAGAATCTGGTAAACAAGATCGCCGAGATCACCGGACAGAAGGCCGAGTACATGAAAGTCCCGACCTGCGCTTACAAGATCGGCTACTACACGGTCGACAAGACCGGTGCACTTTCCTGGGGCGACATGGAGGATGCAGACCCGGAAAACCTGGACCGGAACACAGACCTGATCCAGAAGCTCGAGGAGGCCGGCTTCATTTCGGATGAGAAGGAAATCTTCGAGCGGGCTGAAGAGCAGGCAGCCGACACACCAGAGACTGAAACGGAAGATACGACCGGGCTTACGGTCAGCCTTCCGATAAGCAAGGTCGCGGTTGGAAACCTGACCAACCTCCTCACTGCAAAGGGCACGCTCATCAAGAAGGCACTCGGAATCGACGACCTTGGCATCGCAATCGAGGAAGACAAGGTTTCCTTCCCCTGGTTTAAAGAGATGCCTGAGCCGGACGAGGTCAAAGCCTACACGCACCTCATTGCAGCACTTGGCAAGATGAGCAAGGACCTGAAGAGAGCGTCGGCCAAAGAGCACGAGATCGCAAACGAGAAGTACGAATTCAGATGCTTCCTCTTAAGGCTTGGCTTCATTGGAAGCGAGTACAAGGACGAGCGCAAGATCCTGCTGAGAAACCTTTCTGGAAACAGCAGCTGGAAGAACGGCGCTCCGGAAAAGGAGGTGCCGGCATGCGAGTGATCAGGAAAGAACAACTGGAAGCGCTCCGGCGTCAGTACCCGGCAGGCACCCGCGTGGAGCTCCTTCAGATGGAGGATGTACAGGCGCCTCCGATCGGGACACGAGGAACGGTCACCGGAGTCGACGACATCGGCAGCATTATGGTTTCCTGGGATAACGGATCTGGTCTCAATGTAGTCTACGGCGAGGACCTGGTGAAAAAGGTGGTGGACGGCGATGACTGAAACGGTGAAAGAACAGATCCTTGCGATCCGGGACAGCGGCCTTACGAATATGTTTGACATAGGCATGGTCCAGAGCCTTGCCTACGAGAGGAATTTTTACGAGCTGGTCCTCTACATCGAGGAACATCGCCGAGAATACGTGCACTTCATTATGACGGGAGAACCGGAATAAACTACACAATTTCGCGCTGAAAAAACCTGCAGGATTGTCACATATACCTCGATAATTAGCTTGCTATATAAGGGCTTCAGAGTGATATATGTACATACCAAAAGGAACACAGCACTGAAAGGAGAAACCCATGAAGTACACGATTGAAGCCATTGAGAACGCGAAAACCAGAGAAGATTGGCAGGCCATCAAGATGAATCGGACCCTGGCGCAGGCATACCTTTGGAGCCTGGACGCCGGCGACGAACTTCCGAACTTCGCCGAGGTCATTTGGGACGAGCAGATCGAGGAGATCCTCGCCGACTGCAAAGCCTACGGCATCAAGGAATTTACAATCAGCTCGACCTTCTCCAGCCTGATCACAACGATTGCCCGCTTTGAGGAGCTTGGCTGCAGACTGGACGGGATCATCAAGATCCGCGACCGCTACACACACTTCGGAAGAGATGAGCACGACCTGATCCCGGCATTTAAGATGACGGTAACGGAGGCCTGAAGAAATGTGGAGCGAGGGAACGATCGGCATCCCGGATGCCAAGAACAAAGGAAAGTACACGGTTTGCCATTACTGGGTAAAGCACTACGAAGAGCCGAGCGAGGTCTACGGTCTGAACGGAGGTAAGATCAGCAAGCTCACAATCAAGATCGACGGCACTGTTGCCGCCAACTATGACAGAGGCTGGGACATAGAGCCCACCTGCAAAGAAGCAGAGATGGCGCTTTGCATCCTGCTTGAAAACTACAACTAAGAAAACCTGAGAATGAATATTCCGGGAGAAGAGCCACGCGGCTCTTTCTCTCGTTCCTGATATAGATCGCAGCCAGATTAATGGCGTGCGGTCTTTTGTTTTACCAGGAGGCATCGATGAAGAAATTTCTGATTGACCGGACGGAGCTACCTTATGACGCGATGGTCGCGGATGAATCGGTGCTCTGTCCTGTGGAGGAAGGTGACGAAGCAGATGACGAAACAGAAGAAATGGAAATACAAACCGACGAGGTTCATGCTGCCGACGTCCCACTATGACAAGCAGGCTGCAGATTTTGCGGTTATGTTTATTGAAAACCTGTGCCATACGAAAGGCAAATGGGCCGGACAGCCGTTCAAGCTGATCCCATGGCAGGAGCAGCTGGTCCGCGACGTGTTCGGCGTACTCACTCCGGAAGGGACGCGACAATTTAAGGTTTGCTACTGCGAGATCCCGAAGAAGCAAGGCAAGAGTGAACTTGCTGCAGCGATCGCACTGTATCTGACCTGCGCTGACGGCGAGCAGCGAGCGGAGGTTTACGGTGCAGCCGCAGATAGAAAAAACGCCTCGATTGTGTTCGAGGTTGCAACGGACATGGTCCGGATGAGCCCAGCGCTATCAAAGAGGGTGAAGATCCAGGCATCAACCAAGCGCCTGGTGTATATGCCGACGAACTCATCGTACTCAGTGGTGTCGGCTGAGGCATTCCGCCTTCATGGACTGAATGCGTCCGGGATCATATTTGATGAGCTGCACAGCCAGCCAAATAGAAAACTGTATGACGTATTAACGAAAGGCTCCGGCGACGCCAGGACCCAGCCGCTGCAGATGCTGATCACGACGGCCGGTAACGACACGCACTCAATCTGCTACGAAGTCCACCAGAAGGCTGTGGATATCATCGAAGGTCGGAAGGCTGATCCACAGTTCTATGGTGTGATTTATGGGGCCGATCGAGATGACGACTGGACGGACCCAGAGGTTTGGAAGAAAGCGAATCCTTCTCTTGGTATCACAGTACCGATCGAGACGGTTCGCCAGGCCTGCGAGCAGGCACAGCAGAATCCTGCGGAAGAGAACGTCTTCCGGCAGTTGCGTCTGGACCAGTGGGTTTCACAGACGACAAGGTGGATGCCTATGGATAAATGGAACGCGTGCGCATTTCCGGTCGATCCGAAAGCGCTGGAAGGGCGGGTCTGCTACGGAGGGTTGGACCTTTCCAGTACCACAGATATCACGGCATTCGTGCTGGTCTTTCCTCCGGAGGATGAGGATGGCAAGTACATCGTGCTTCCGTACTTCTGGCTTCCGGAAGACAACCTGGACCTAAGGGTCCGCAGGGACCACGTGATGTACGACGTGTATAAGAAGCAGGGCTTCCTTCAGACGACCGAAGGCAACGTTCTGCATTACGGTTTCATCGAGAAGTTCATCGAGGAACTTGGAGAGAAATATAACATCCGGGAGATCGCTTATGACCGGTGGGGCGCTACGCAGATGGTTCAGGATCTGGAAGAGATCGGATTCACGGTTGTTCCATTCGGCCAGGGCTTTAAGGATATGTCGCCGGCAACACGTGAGCTTCTTAAGCTGGTCCTTGAGCAGCGGATCGCTCACGGCGGACATCCGGTCCTTTCCTGGATGATGGATAACGCAGTCGTAAAGACAGACCCGGCCGGAAACATCAAGCTGGATAAATCGAAGGCGACAGAAAAGATCGACGGCGCAGTTGCCATGGTGATGGCACTGGATAGAGCAATACGAAATGGGAATGATCCTGGCAGCAGCGTGTATGACTATCGCGGGCTGCTTTTCATTTAGGGAGGCGTTGAATGAAATGGAGGAATGGTTATGAGTATATTTTCAGGACTATTTAGGTCAAGAGATAAGCCCAAGGACAGTACCGCTGGCAGCCGCTGGCGGTTTTTGTTTGGCGGCACAACTTCAGGAAAGATTGTCGATGAGCAGTCGTCGATGAGGCTTTCGGCGGTGTATGCCTGCGTCCGAGTTCTATCAGAATCACTGGCAGGGCTTCCGCTTCAGCTTTATCGAGAGACCGGTGAAGGCAGTAAAGAGAAGGCAAAGGGCCATCCGCTGTACAAGCTCTTGTATCGAGAACCGAATCCGGAGATGACGAGTTTCTCTTTTCGGGAAACGCTTATGACACATCTGCTCCTGTGGGGCAATGCCTATGCACAGATCGTCCGGAACGGGAAACAAGAGATCGTCGGACTGTATCCGCTGATGCCAAATCGAATGAAGATCGATCGTGATGCAAGCGGCGAGCTTTATTACGAATACCAGACCTCTCAGGATGAAGCGCACACGATGCCGGGGACGATAGTCAAACTCTCCAAACATGATGTGCTGCACATTCCTGGCCTCGGCTATGACGGCATCCTGGGCTACTCGCCGATCGCGATGGCCAAGAACGCTATCGGTGCAGCGATCGCAACCGAGGAGTACGGAGCGACCTTCTTCAAGAATGGTGCGAATCCATCCGGCATTCTGACAATGCCCGGCACGGTCAAGGACCCGGAGAAAATCCGTGAGTCCTGGAACACGGGCTTCGGCGGTAGCGGCAATTCCGGCAAGGTTGCCATTTTGGAAGAAGGCATGACCTACAGCCCGATCAGCATCAGTCCGGAGCAGGCGCAGTTTCTTGAGACCAGGAAGTTCCAGGTGGACGAGATCTGCAGGATCTTCAACGTACCTCCGCACATGGTTGCTGACCTCGAGCATGCGACGTTCTCGAATATCGAGCAGCAGAGTTTGAACTTTGTGATCTACTCCCTGCGGCCGTGGATGCTCCGCTGGGAGCAGTCACTTCAGCGCTGCCTTCTGACGGAGAACGAGAAGGACGAGTACTTCTTTCGCTTTAACGCGAATGCACTGCTTCGCGGCGACTATCAGAGCAGGATGACCGGTTACAGCACCGGCATTCAGAATGGCATCTATTCGATCAATGACGTCAGAGCCCTTGAGGATATGGATCTGCTTTCTGAAGAGGAGGGTGGTTTCATTCACGTTCTGAACGGAAACGTGGTCCGCCTTGCAGACGCTGGCGCTGCTTACCAGAAGGAGAACAGCGGTGAAAAAGAAGAAACAAAAGAACCGGAACCGGAGAAATCCGATGGCCGGAGTGACAAAAAGAGGAGGTCATTATGAAGAGAAAGTTCTGGCACTGGATCAGAAACGAGGACCAGGATGCGTTCGGCAGCGGCCGCACGTTATTCCTCGACGGGGAAATTTCAGATGAGACCTGGTGGGGCGATGAAGTAACGCCTAAGGCTTTTAAGGATGAGCTTCAGGCGGGAGAAGGTCCTATCACCGTCTGGATTAACTCGCCGGGCGGAGACGTATTTGCGGCAGCACAGATTTACAACATGCTGATGGACTACCCGTCGGACATTACGGTCAAGATCGATGCGCTTGCTGCATCGGCAGCGTCCGTAGTGGCGATGGCTGGCACGAAGGTTTGTGTATCTCCCCTGGCCATGATCATGATCCATAACCCGGCCACGATCGCTATCGGTGATACCGAAGAGATGCAGAAGGCCATCAACATGCTGGCAGAAGTCAAGGAGTCGATCATGAATGCCTACGAAATAAAGACGGGCCTTTCCCGCCATAAGATTTCTCAGCTCATGGACGGCGAGACTTGGATGAATGCCAAAGAAGCTGTGAAGCTCGGCTTCGCAGACGAGATTTTATTCCGGGAAGGTGAAAAGCCGGAACCGGAGGACGACAAAACGGTGGAGATGCTTTTCTCCCGCAAAGCCGTCACGGACTCTCTGTTATCCAGGCTGATCCCGCCTAAAATGCAGCAACCTGTAGCAGATAAAGAAGACGCCGGTATTCCGGTAAAACAGCTTGAGAAGCGGCTCTCGCTTCTCGCACATTAAGGAGGATATAAAAATGAGCAAGATTATGACTTTGATGGAGAAGCGGGCAAAGGCATGGAACGCAGCGAAGCAGTTCCTGGACACCCATTCTACCGACGGCGGAAATGTATCCGCTGAAGACGCAGCAACTTACGAAAAGATGGAGAAGGAAGTCACTGACCTCACTCGCGATATCGAGCGTCTTCAGAGACAGGAAGAGATCGACAAGATGATGGACATGCCTACTTCCCAGCCGATTATCGGTAAGCCTGGCGCGGGTTCCGAAACCGACGACAAGAGAGGCAGAGCTTCCAATGCCTACAAGAAGGCTTTCTGGGACAACATTCGTCATCCGGGTAATCCGATGGTACGTGATGTGCTCGAGGAAGGAACCGATGGCAATGGTGGATATCTTGTGCCGATCGAATTTGAGCGTACGCTCGTTCGTGCTCTGGACGAGAACAACATCATGCGCTCCATCGGCTGCAAGATCATCACCACTCAGAATGAGCGCAAGATCCCTGTAGCGAATGGACACACCCAGGCTACCTGGACCGCTGAGAACGGCGCCTATACCGAGAGCGATCCGTCTTTCCTTCAGAAGAGCATCAATGCCTACAAGCTGACAGACCTGATCAAGGTGTCTGATGAGCTCCTGGCAGACAGCTTCTTCGATATCGAGGGCTACATCTCCGAGGAATTCGGACGTGCCTTCGGTGAAGCTGAGGAAGATGCGTTCATCAATGGTGCGGTTCAGAGTGGCCAGACTGAGATTGATAGACCGACTGGTCTCTTCATCGCTGCAGCATCCGGTGGTGCTCCCCAGGGTGTTGAAGTTACTGGCAACATCACTGCCGACGATCTGATTAGCCTCGTGTATTCACTGAAGGCTCCTTATCGCGGAAAGGCTAAGTTCCTTATGAACGATGCGACTGTTTCCCTGATCAGGAAGCTGAAGGACGCCAACGGTGCTTATATGTGGCAGCCTTCTATGACAGCAGGTCAGCCGGACAGACTGCTCGGCTATGAGCTTTACACCTCTCCGAAGGTACCTACTGTTGCAGCAGGAGCGAGAGCCATCGCTTTCGGTGACTTCTCCAGCTACTGGATCGCTGACCGTGCCGGTAGAACGATCAAGCGCCTGAATGAGCTTTATGCTACCAACGGTCAGGTCGGCTTTACCTGCACCGAGCGTGTTGATGGCAAGCTGATTCTTCCGGAAGGTATCAAGATCCTCGACATTAAGGCTTAAGACAAGGAGGTGAATGATCGTGGCTCTGATTTCATTTGAAGACGCGAAGGCTTATCTTCGTGTGGATTCGGCGGATGAGGATGCCACGATCAGCATCCTCTTAGCTTCCGCGATAAGGCTCTGTGTCGATGTGGCCCGGCTTACTGATGATCAGTGGACAGTTATTGATTCGGATGAGGCTTCTTCAGACGATTACTCTGAGAAGGAACTTGCAGCGATTCGAGAAACAATGAGGGTAGCGATCTGTTACGCATGCGCATACCTTTTTGAGCACCGCGAGGAGGCTGACCATCACGGTCTTACATTGACCCTTAGGTCTCTCCTGTTTGCGGTACGGGAAGGAGCGGTCTCATGAACATTGGCGCGATGAGTGAACGGATTACCTTCCAAAAACAAACCACTACTACAGATAAATATGGGAATCATACGAATACTTGGGCGGATTACATTTCTTGCTGGGCTACGGTCGGGACCGGGTCCGGATCAGAAAACTCAGGTGTGGTAACAAACCCAGAAGAGTCCATGGATTTTACTACCAGATGGTGTTCAGAACTGTCCGTTGTGGAGTCAACGAAATACAGGATCGTCTGTGAAGGAAAGATTTACAACATCACCTATGTAAATCCAATGGGTTATAAGCACAACAGCTTGAAGTTTAACTGTCGCCTGGAAAAGGAGAAGTTATGAGCAGGAGTGTTCCGATCGACGGAATGGCGGATGCCATTATGGATGAACTGAATAAGTATGCTGAAGTCGCCGCAGATGATCTAAAGGACGCGGTGAAGGATACGGCAAAATTAGTACGCAAGGACATCCAGGCTACTGCACCGGTTAGGACTGGCGCCTATGCCAAGAGCTGGTCCGTGAAGAACGTTCACGAAGACGCTGGGAGCATCGATCTTGTTATCCATTCCAGGAACCGTTATCAGATTGCGCACCTGCTTGAACATGGGCATGCGAAGCGCGGTGGCGGAAGAGTTGCGGCAAGGCCACACTTGGCCGCTGCCGAGAAACGCGGAAATGAAAAGCTCGTGGAAACACTTGAGCGGAAGCTCGGAGGTGGATCGTGACATACGAAGAAATAGTATCGATGCTAAATGAACCAGGGTTTCCCCTGGCATATGATCACTTTGCTGAAGGCGAGTCTCCGGACCCGCCTTTTATCGTGTTCCTGTTCCCTGGGAGCGATAACGTGTTTGCTGATGACACTGTTTATAAAAAGGTCGATCAGCTGAATGTCGAGCTCTACACGGATAAGAAGGACCCGGTGTCGGAAGCAAAGATCGAAGCAGCACTTCTTGCACATGAACTGCCCTGGGAGAAATCCGAGGTGTGGATCGATGCAGAGAAGATGTACGAAGTTTTATATCAGACACAAATAATAGGAGGATATGAAAATGCCTAAGAAGAATAAGGTCAAGTTCGGCTTGAAAAACTGCCACTACGCGCTGGTTAATCTGGCCGATGACGGAACGGTCACCTTCGGCACACCGGTTGCGATGCCTGGTGCCGTATCGCTTTCGCTTGAAGCGGAAGGCGAAAATGAACCTTTTTATGCGGATGACTCTGTGTACTACATGGTCTCCAACAACAATGGATATTCTGGAGACTTTGAGCTTGCGCTCATTCCAGAGAGCTTTCTCACGGATGTGCTGCGTGAGACTGAGGACGCCAATGGCGTCATTGCCGAGAACAAGGATGTGGAACCTGAGCACTTTGCATTGCTTTTTGAATTCTCAGGAGATCAGAGAAAGATTCGTCACTGCATGTATTACTGCAGCGCGACCCGTCCTTCGGTTTCCGGTAGCACAAAAGAGGAGTCTACTGAAGTACAGACGGAGACTCTGTCCATTACAGCTTCTCCGCTGCCTTCTGGACTGGTAAAAGTGAAGACCGGAACCAACACCAGTGATGCTGTTTATAACGCCTGGTATGACGCTGTATATCAGCCCACCGCAAGTACCGGTACGGAAACGCATGAAACCGAGTCTGAGACGCCTACTGAGTAAGGAGGCAAAATTATGGCAGTAACAAAAACAATATCAATCGATGGAAATGACGTGGTATTTCGCGCCTCTGCCGCTATACCACGTCTATACAGAAACAAGTTCAGGCGAGACATCTACAAAGATCTGAATGAACTGCAGAAGGGTATTGATGAGAATGATCCGGAAAGCTCCAATCTGGATACTTTTAGTTTGGAGCTTTTTGAGAACATCGCCTGGCTCATGGCAAGGCACGCAGATCCTGAGAATGTTCCGGATACGCCAGATGAATGGCTTGAGGAATTTAACACCTTCTCAATTTATGAAATTCTCCCGCAGATCATTACGTTGTGGGGTATGAACGTGGAACAGCAGGTTCAATCTAAAAAAAACATCAAAACACTGAGCGGCAAATGACTACACCGCTTTTTTTACTACGATGTGTACAGATCGGGCTTTCAATCTCGGAGCTCGATCTGCTTACCATCGGCACGGTCAATGATATGTACAGCGAAATGAGTAACGACGACTACGATTACGCAGAAGTCGCGACCCAGGAACAAATGGATCGATTCTAATGACGGAAGGAGGAGTCTTTCATGGCCGATAGAGTAAATGAACCAAAAATTTCTGAACAAAACCAGGACCGGGTGTCTTACCCCGGTTTTTCCTTTGTCTATGCGGCTTCCGGGTTTTGTTCATAAGATCTGTGAAATGAACAGAATGAAAAGATGAACAAATGGATTTTGTTCATTTCGGGGAGATCAGATCAGGAAAATCAGAGGGGAGTTTTGTTCATCAGGGATGCACCACCGGGGGTGAGGAGAACCGGCGAGCCGGGCTGGTGGTTCGTAACCGAAGCGATAATGCCCCACGTTAGTTTAATCAGGCTGTAAATACCAGCCCTTACATTTGCGGATTTTTCCAGTATAATCGCTCTCCATGAAGGGAGTGATGAAAGATGGGCGAGGTAATCCCAATCGGAGCCGCTGACAGTGTAAGACGCGGGTACCGGTACGCAGTATACGAACACCGGCTGGTAACCACGGATGGTCTGGCTTATACCAGATCCTTTATTGTCCTGAAGAACAGGTATGGAGTTATTGTGCGGTTCACAAAGCTCCACCGTTTCACCGGTGCCCATAATGGGAAGATATACCGGCAGCAGGCATCTGACGTAAAGCAGAGGCTGTATTACATCTGCATGATGCTGAACTATGTGCTCATTGACCACTATGACATTTATGGGGTGGATCATGTTTTCAAAGTGACAAAGGACATGCTGACAGCATTCTTCATGGACTATGCGCATGAGAAGAAGGTGAACGGGAAATACCGGGGGCCTGACAGCATAGAAAGATGTGTCCACGCGGTCGCACTGTTTTTCAGTAAGCTGATCTACAAGTACGGCGGATATGTGGCTCTGAAGCGGAATGAGCTGTACATCCCAAAAGAGATACGGACGCCACGCGGGATTAAGACTATCTCCGTTCCGGATTTCCAGATCACCGGGGTGCCGGAGCAGAAGGATATCTTCCGTGACATTCCGACAAAAGCATTCCAGATTCTCCTGAACCATGCAGTCCGGTTTGCCCCGGATATCGCCTTTGCCATCGCCCTGCAGGCCTTTGCCGGCCTCCGTCCCGGTGAGGTATGCAGCGTCAGGCAGGAGGGGAGCCCGAAAGGGCCGGGCCTTCTTTTCATCCGGGCAGATGGGAGGATCGTCAGGGCAGAGATTGACCTGAGGCATGAGTACGCCATGAGAAGCGATGGGGTCATCTGTGGGAAGATCAAAAAGGAACGGGCACAGGGAGTATATCCGGCCTTCCTGCCGGTATTCCAGAGATTGTATGAGATGCATAAGGAGTACTTGGCCGGGAGGGATTTCGAAAAGGATTACTGCCCCATGTTTGTGAACGCCCGGGGAATGGCGATGACTTACGAAGACTATTCCAACCGGTTCCGCGACCTGGTTGACAATCATTTCCGGCCTGCCTTGCTCAGGCAGGATGACCAGGAACTCCGGATCTATGGGCAGATGCTCTGCGAGCATACACTGGGGCCGCATGCGCTGCGACATTGGTTTTCTGTGCAGCTGGTACTGCGTGGTGAGGACATTGCCCAGCTGCAGTTCTGGCGTGGCGACCTGTCGCCGCAGAGCGCGTTTGACTACCTGATGAACAAGGGGGACCTGATCCGGGAACTGGAAGAAGCAAATGAAATGCTGGCATGGTTCCTGAAGCATGCCGTGGAGGAACCCCATGAAGGTTGATCTATTTGAGGCGGTAAAGGAGAAAGCCCTGGCGGAAGGTTCCCTCTACAGAGGAAACAAGCACGACAAGCAACGGCTTACAGACTTCCTGGAGATGAACGGCTGGTTTGGCTGTTCAGAAAGCATTGCACCGTTTATGGCAGATAAGACGCCCGCTCAGGATAGTCTGCTGGCTGAGGAAGCAGATGTCTTTGCGCAACTGGGTCATCTCGATATGTGGCTGAAAGCGTACAAAAAAAGCGACCGCGAAAAACTGATGGTCCTGGCTGAATACGGGAGGAAAACTTACCCGGTGACTACCAGAACCTTTGTCAGTTTTGTAAAAGAAAACGGCCTGGAAGATGAGACAGCCTGTTGGAGGCTGCTTGATTACCTCCTCAGCCATCTTGAACGCGAGATCCTGGGCATGCCGCCGGCGCAGGTCGAAGCATTCGTTTCTGTGATGGACCGGGAGGCCTCCCTGTCAGCATGTGAGCTTTTCGCGGATTTTTACGAGAAAAAGGTAAGGAAAGGTGACGGATGGATCTACCGGTTTGCATACCGCTCAAAAAAAGAAGGGATCTGTGCATACCCGTTCCGGGATTTTGCCCGCATGCAGTACTGCGCTTTCAACGAGGAGAACTGGACAAAGCAGTCCATGCTGGAGAAAGCCTGCAGTTCTCCCGCTTATGCAAACCTGTGGGCCTATATATCTCTGCATTTCGTATGCGCATTGCGTGGGACAGACATAGAGAGGCTGCCAAAGCCGGGGCTCCCCTGCCCAGGGGAAGAATTCAGGAGGCGGCTGCTTTCAGGGGAGCCAATGGAAACCGGTGATGTCGCGCGTGAACTGAAGATCCGGCTGAAGCTGAAGCCGCTTTTTCCAAACAAGACGAAACGATCCCGGCATGTGCCGGAATTGAAAGTGCCGATCCCTGTAAGCCTTGAGGAGCCGGTCGGCCTGATCCTTGCAGTTGCCGCCAGTTTCCGGGAGGACATACAGGCCGGCCAGGGATTCCTTCAGTCTGATACCGGTCTTGTAAGGATACGGAACTTTTTTGGGAAGGACTTTGCGGAGGCGCTGGGAGGGAAACGGTTTTCCACAAACAGGGCCAATAAATCATACCTGCAGGGACTGGAGATGGCTGCCGATGCCAGGGGGGACGGGAAACCGAAGGGTTACATGCTGGCGGCCCTGGCAAGGAGCCACAAAGGGGGCATAGCTTCATTTCCGGCTGCAACGGAAACCTATCTGAAGGATGCGGCATTTACTGGATATTCCCCACAGTTCATAGCCCGGGAGATGTTTGAAAGAGGTGTATTCGGATTTATCCCACATCTTCTGCTTTCAATGTACGGGGGAAAGAATTACCGGATGACAGGGGTTCACGAACAGACGGAACTGATCAGGGCAATCGGCATGAAACCTTATGCTATCGAGGAACTTGTCCGGGTAAACCAGGCTGCCCTTCTCCGCGCCAGGGAAACGATAGGAAGTGTAATAAGCCATAAGGAAACGCTTGCGGATGTCCTTCAGAGAATAGCAGCCGGGGAAGCTGCCGCAAGGGAGCATGATGCCCTTTGCCTGATGACAGCCTGTGGATATCCATGCGCAGACCAGACCCGGGGGAGTTGCATCGGATGCAGATATGAGATCTATACGAAAGCCCTTCTGCATGGAATGGTAAGCGAGCATATGCGGCTGAAACAGCACTTTGAAGATAAAGATGGATGGCGTTACCGGAGGATTGCCGCACAGGCCATTAAGCCGATGGTGGTGGAGTATCTTTGCACGATGAAGAACCGGTCCAGTGCGGAAGAGACAGAAATCCTGAAAGGAATCATGGAAGGAGGACTGCGGGGTTATGATTGCTGCAGTGAACAGCCAGGAGGAGCAGAACTACAGCCGGTACCTGATAGTGGAAACTCTTGACGAAAAGAGCTTTTTGCGTGCCGGGGAAGTATTCTCCTTCTATGCCTGCCGCGGGGTATTGACAAACAGTTCCTTTGACGATGATATCTGGGAGATGAATAACGAAAAAAGCCGGACAAGGATCCGGTTTGATTATTCAGACGTCGACTACCGGAAAAAAGCACAGGGATGGACAGGGTGCACGTCAGGGCTGTTCAGGAAATGCGCGAAGGCATACGTGGCTTTCCAGATCGGTATCTTAGAAATGTATTCCATCCACAGGCTTTCAGCTGCGATCTGCCGGATCGCCGGCGCTGATGCCGGGGAGGCAGAAACTGCCGGACAGGAGTGCGGCCATGTGGCACAGTTCCTCGAAATGCTTCCCGGGGCTAATACGGGCAGGGATTATGTCATTGAATTCCTGGAGGATATGTATGCCGCGCAGAACGTCCGGAAAACAAGAAGAAGGCAGCTGATCGACTTTAAGTCGTATTTCCGGTTTGATGAGGAGGTCAATAGCTTCTGGGAAACAGCGGATGATGACAGGCGTCTGTTTTATTTTCCGGTGTTTTTCTGGTGGACCCTGACTGCGGTGCTGCCGCTGCGGGTCACAGAATTCCTGATGGTTCCGGCAGACTGCATAAACGATAACGGAGGAACTCCTGCAGTTAAGGTGAGGAGGACAAGGCTGAAAGGCGGTTTCCGTGGAGTCACGTATAAGATCAGCGGGGATTATGAAACGGATAGCTATCCTGTGTCGGGGAAGGTCGCCTCGGCGGTGAAATGGTATCAGGAAAAGACCGCCGGGATGCCCAGACCCATCATAGACTCCCTGTTTCGCAGGCAGGCAATGTTCCTTCATAAAGGAAACCTGAGGGACTGTGCTGCGCCGGAATCACCATACTGCTACCGTGACCTGAGCAATACGCTTAAGCTTTTTTACATGGAAGAGCTGGCAGGGAAGGGAATCGGAAAGATCAACCTGGGGGATACGCGCCACATAGCTATGATGAACCTGATCATATCCGGCGGCTCGCCCTCCATGTGTATGGAACTGGCCGGGCATGAGGACATAAACATCAGCTCGCATTACTACGCAAACATGTCAAACCTGGTGGAATGCGCTACTTATGAGCTGTACAGGAGGAAAGAAAAAACAGATGAGGCGCAAGTGAAAGGGGAACGGGCGTATTCACTGGAGCCGGTCCAGGACATGGTGCGTATGGAAAGGGGATGGTGTGCTTCACCGCTTATCAGGCAGGGAGACGTAAGCGACTGTATCAGGGCCGTTGGTGACGGCGGTGAACTTGGTGACTGTTTAAGCTGCCGGTATTTCAGGCCTGACATGCAGGGCGTTTCTGCCAGCTTTTATGATAAGGAAAAGGGAAAAAGGAAAGTGGACGCTGACAGCTGGTTCCTGATGCAGATGATGGAATCAGTAAGAAAGGGAATCGGATGCAGGGAAGATATCCTTGGCGCAATGCTACGGCTCCAGAGCAGCTGTGTGCATTACCGGGAATGCATCCTGTCGGGTTTAGAAAAGGGGGATTGATATGGCAAGGCCAAAAAAGACTGGCAGTGATGAACTGGTCCGGATCATTGATTCTTATTATACTACGGAAGCCGCAGGAGATCCTGGCAGGCTTAAATGTTCCCTTCTGGAACAATACGCTGCAAAGATCGGGCATCCCGCCAAGGCGTATGATTTCCGGAGGGATACAAGAGCCAGGGAGCGTATGGAAGAACTGAAAGAACTGGCAGAAAAAGAGCAGCTGCCGTCCAGAAAACCCGGACTGGCATACAAAAGCCTGGACATTAACCGTATATTGAGCGTCAGAAGAAATCCGGAGGAACTGGCTGCCATTTTGTTAGAGATCGACAAAGGGTGGGAACGGGTTTATGAGGAGGCTGTACGGTCAGGAAAACTGGTGACAGGGCTCCAGATGGAAAACGGAACACTGAGAAAAGAGAAAACTGAGATTTCGGACCAGTTGGTCAGGGCAGATGAAGAGAAAAGGGAAACTGTAAAAGAAGCGAGGAGGCTGACGGTAGAAAACAGATATCTCAGGAAGATGCTGAAAACCTATCTCTATCCGGCATTGGCTAATGAGATCCTTGTGGAAGAAGGACAGGTCAGGAATCCGGATACGGAAGCGATAGAAAAAGCGAAGGAAAGCCTGATTGATGGAAAGTTTCCATCTGCTGTTTCTGAAACGGTGAAACAGGATGCAAAAGAAATCCGCACAATTGAGGACGTCGCAGCTGCGATGTGGGAGGGGCTGGAATGATGCCGGAACAGGGCAGGCCTGTTCACCTGGGTGATCTGCCGCAGCTCATGGCAGAATGGGATTATGAGAAGAACCAGGGTATATCCCCCGGGGATATTTCCTTCCGGTCGCACAAAGACTTCTGGTGGCTCTGTGTGAAAGGCCACAGCTGGCAGGCAAGCCCGCATAACCGCGCTGTGGGAAAAGGCTGCCCGTACTGCACAGGCCGGAAAGTCCTCCGGGGATTCAATGACCTGGCATCCAGGTTTCCCGCTCTTATGGAAGAATGGGATTTTGAAAGGAATACGGATATTTTCCCGGAGGAGGTGACAGCTTCATCCGCCAGGAAGGCCTGGTGGAAATGTCACAAAGGGCACAGATGGGAAGCTGTAATAGCAAGCCGGACAGCTGGATGCGGATGCCCCTACTGTGCCGGGAAACTGGCATGGCGTGGGGATAATGATCTGGCGACCGTAAGGCCGGACCTTGCCGGGGAGTGGGACTATGATAAGAATACGGATATCACACCGGACGGGGTCACGGCAGGTTCCGCGAGAAGAGTATGGTGGAAATGTGCAAAGGGTCACAGCTGGATTACAGGCATAGCAAACCGCGTCAGGGGTACAGGCTGCCCGGTTTGCACGAACCGGAAGATTGTCATTGGAGAGAATGACCTGGCATCCGAGAGGCCTGATCTGTTAGACGGGTGGGACTATGAGAAAAACCGGGATATCAGGCCGGAACAGGTCACCATGGGATCTGGGAGGATGGTCTGGTGGAAATGCCGGGAAGGTCATAGCTGGAAGGCACCGGTAAGTAACAGGACGATTGGCCAGGGCTGCCCTTACTGCATCAATAAACGCATATGGCCCGGGTACAATGATCTTGCGTCATGCTATCCAGAGCTGGTTGCTGACTGGGATTATGAAAGAAACGGGGATCTTCAGCCAGATGGTGTAACCGTAAGTTACGGCAAAGATGTTTGGTGGAAATGCCGGGAGGGTCATAGTTGGCAGGCAACACCGCATGACCGGAGTAAAGGGCAGGGCTGTCCTTACTGTAACGGACACAGGGTCATGACAGGCTATAATGATATCCTGACGCTGCGGCCGGATCTTGCCTCGGAATGGGATTCTGACAGGAACCTTGTCCATGATCCGACAAGCCTGTCGCCTGGCTCCAATGTTGTGGTCTGGTGGGTTTGTGAAAAGGGACACGGTTGGAGAACATCACCTAATCATCGGATCCGCGGAAACGGATGCCCGTACTGTGCGAACAAAAAAGCACTTCCGGGGTATAATGATCTGGCTACACTCCGTCCTGACATCGTTTCAACTTGGGATTACGAGAAAAATGGTTCACTCACCCCGGAAATGGTCACGGAGAAAACCAATAAAAGAGCCTTTTGGATATGCGGGCAGGGTCACAGCTGGCGTTCATCCATTGCCAACAGGACAAACCAGGGGCGCGGCTGCCCTTATTGCGCTGGTCAAAAAGTACTGCCGGGAGAAAACGATTTGCTGACACTGAATCCGGAGTTGGCTTCGGAATGGGATTATGAAAAAAACTATCCATTGACACCGAACATGGTCATGCCGCATGCGGCTCGTAAAGCCTGGTGGAAATGTACCGGGGGACACAGCTGGCAGGCAACAATAGGATCACGGCATTCAAATGGCTGCCCTTATTGTAGCGGCCGTCTGCCGGTAAGCGGAGAAAACGACCTGGCCACGGTCAGCCCGGAGATAGCAGCTGATTGGGATTATGAAAAGAATGGACAGCTTCAGCCGGGAGACCTTCTTCCTATGAGTAATAGGAAAGTATGGTGGAAATGTAAGGCAGGACATAGTTATCGCGCAGCCCCGTCTGAAAGACAGAATGGGTATATATGTCCGCAGTGTACAGGCCACGTAAAGATGAGGACAATGTTTATTTCCTGATCATAGGACGGATAAAAACGATTATTGTAAGGACGATCGCTACTGCCGGCGGTGGTCCTTTTTTGATGACATTTACAGGAAGGAGGAAGTACCGCGAGGGCAGATTTTGAACAGAATAGGGATCTTGATAATTCCTGTTTTTCTGTTCAAAAGAGCGAGAAAATGAACAAAACCATGGGATATGGAAATCGGGTTTCGATCCAAGGCATAACAATTGAAATAAACGGCGATACAACAGGCCTGTCGAAAAGCCTCCAGAGTGTCAATAAAGAAATCAAATCCACACAGGCGCAGCTAAAGGATGTCAACAAGCTCCTGAAGCTGGACCCGACGAATTCCACGCTGATCGAACAGAAGTACAAGCTCCTGGGCCAGGCTGTGGACGAGACGAAGGAAAAGCTCAATAAGCTCAAATCGGTGCAGGAGCAGATGGATGCCGGACTTAAGAACGGCACCATAACCCAGCAGCAGTATGACGCATGGCAGCGCGAGATCATTGCGACCGAGCAGGAACTGAAAAACCTGGAGCAGCAGTGCAGGGAGACGGATTCCCATATCTCTGCCACGCTGAAAGCGGCCGGCACACGGATGCAAGAAGTCGGTGGCAAGATCTCCGGTGTTGGCGAGAGCCTGACCAAGGGCGTGACGGCTCCGATCGTAGCGGTCGGCGCAGCTTCCCTGGCGGCTTTCAAAGAGGTGGATGCCGGACTGGACATCGTGGCGCAAAAGACAGGTGCCACGGGTGAAGCACTGGAAGGCATGAACAAGATCGTGAAGGACCTGGCAACAGAGATCCCGACCGATTTTGAAACAGCCGGTGCCGCTGTCGGAGAAGTGAATACCCGTTTCGGACTCACCGGCCAGGCGCTGGATGACCTGTCGGCCAAGTTCATCAAGTTCGCTTCACTGAATGATACTGACGTTTCCACCTCCGTAGATAACGTATCCGCTGTCCTGAATGCATTCGGAGAGGATGCCGAGACAGCCGGTGATCTGCTGGATGCTTTGAACGCGACCGGCCAGGCGACCGGAATCGACATGGACACGCTGGCCGGCTCCCTGCAGAACAACGCCATCCAGCTCAAAGAGATGGGACTCAATTCTAAACAGGCTGCCGGCTTCATGGGCATGGTTGAGATGTCCGGCCTGGATACTTCCTCCGCGATGATGGGTCTAAAAACGGCCATGAAGAACGCGACGAAGGATGGCCAAACCTTAGATCAGGCACTGAAGCAGTTCTCCGAAACCATGAAGGGCAACGGAACCGAGACGGAAAAGCTGCAGGCGGCTTATGACCTTTTCGGAAGTAAGGCCGGTGCGGCTATCTACAATGCGGTCCAGACGGGAAAGCTGAACTTGGAGGACCTTTCCGGAGCCCTGGGTGATTTTGCCGGAAGTGTAGACAGTACATTTGAGGAGACCCTGGACCCGATCGATCAGTTCCAGATGACAATGAACTCCCTGAAGGAGACCGGCGCGGAGATCGGCAATTCCCTGGCGACTGTCCTGGCGCCGGTGCTGAAGGATATATCCAATGCCCTGAAGGCGTTTGCTGAGATGTGGAGCAAGATCCCTGCTCCGGTGCAGCAGACCATCGTGAAGATCGCTCTTTTGGCTGCGGCCATCGGTCCGGTGCTCGTAGTGGTTGGAAAAGTGATATCCGCGGTTGGCACGATCATGACGGTCATTCCGAAGATTTCCTCCGCGATAGGAGTCGTGAAGGGAGCTCTTGCCGGGCTGCATGCGGTCATGCTGGCAAACCCGATTGTCTTGATTATCGCCGCAATCGCTGCCCTGGTGGCAGCTTTCATTTATTTGTGGAATAACTGCGAGGCGTTTCGTGAGTTCTGGATTAACCTCTGGGAAAATGTGAAGCAGGCTGCGATTACAGCCTGGAATGCGATTAAGGAGTTCTTCACGATGATCTGGGAGGCAATCTCTCAGGTGTTTACAACGGTCGTGGGTGCCATCGGCACTTTCTTGGAAAACGCCTGGAACGCGATCAAGACCACGATCGAGACGGTGTTCACTGCCATTAAGACGGTGATTACAACGGTGTGGACCGGAATCCAGACATTTTTCCAGACCGTCCTTACCGCGATTCAGACGGTGGTCACTACGGTATGGACGGCCATCCAAACGGCGGTTACCACGGTGACCAATGCGATCAAGACCGTCATCACTACGGCCTGGAACGCAATTAAAACTGCGGTCACGACGGTAGTCAATGCAATCAAGACCGCTGTCACCACAGCCTGGAATGCATTGAAGACTACGACCACCACGGTATTCAATGCCATAAAGAGCACGCTCACTACGATCTGGAATGGCATCAAGACCTCCGTGATGACTGTGGTAAACGCTATGAAGTCGGGAATCACGACTGCCTTCAATGCTATAAAAAGTACTATCAGCGGTATCCTGAACGGAATCAAGACTACGTTCACAAGTGTGTTTAACGGCATCTGGAGCTTTGTGCAGGGCGTTGTGGGCAAGCTGAAGAATGTATTCAACTTCCATTGGGAGCTGCCTAAGATCAAGCTGCCGCACTTCTCGATCACCGGCAGTTTTTCATTGAATCCTCCGTCCATTCCGCACTTTTCTGTGGAATGGTACAAAAAGGCCATGAAGGGCGGTATGATCCTGAACTCGCCGACGATTTTTGGCGCCAGGGGAAATAATCTTCTGGCAGGAGGCGAAGCGGGGCCGGAAGCGGTGGTCGGTGTCTCTTCTTTGCAGGCGATGATTGAGCAGGCGGTGGCTTCCCAGACGGGAGCGATTGCGGCTGCCTTTGCCGGTGCCCTGGCGGGCGCGGGCGGTGACATCATGATCCCGGTATATATCGGGCAGGACCGCATTGACGAGATTGTTGTTACCGCATCCCAGCGGGCGAACTACAGGTCAGGAGGCAGATGATGTTTGGAGAATTAAAAATCAACGGCACGACTGTGCCACGGCCGGACGACGACCTGAATTTCAAAAACGAGAAGATGACGACGGAATATGAGACAGAGGCAGGAACCACGCAGGTGTTTGTACGCCGGGAGTCAAAGCTCACGGTGACGGGAAACTGGACGGTGACTGGCCGCTGGATGGATCAGTTCCGGGCCTGGGAGAGGGCGGATACGGTTACGGTATCCGTCTTCTTTCCTTCAAAAAGTGAGATGACGGATCACGAGTGCCAGCTCTCCATCGAGAGCGAAAAACATGTAAGAAAGTCCAGGGAGCAGCTGCGGACGGGAGGGCTGTATAAGATCAGTGTAACGATGGAGGAATTGTAAATGTACAGGGTTTCTCAAAAATATATCGAGGCGATGAGAAGACCGGTACAGAGGCATCGCATTCGAGGAACGGTAAACAATGTGCCGTTTACAGAAGACAATATTCTCGCCGGCTCTTTTTCTATTACCGGCCAGTGCTCGGATTCCTCTAACGTACAGATCGGGCAGGTGTATATTTCCGAGCTCAAAATCACGCTGATGAAGAGTCTGGAGTTGTCCCGTTACTCCCTGATGAATACGGAGATCATTCCGTACTTCGGTCTCCGTCTGGATACCGGAGACTATGAGTATATCCCGCTTGGCGTCTTTACAATCTCTGCTGCGAGCTGGGGCGCCAGCGGTGTGCAGATCACAGCCTATGACAATATGTCAAAGCTGGAGCGCTCTTTCTCAAGTAACAAGTTTATAGGCACGCCTTATGAACTGTGCGCTCTGGCGTGTGAGAACTGCGGACTTATGCTTGGGATGACCGCTTCCGATTTCTCTAATTTTGTGAACGGCACAAAGAAGCTCCAGGTGTATCCGGACAACGATATCGAGACCTGGAGGGACGCTTTATCCTGGATCGCACAGACGATCGGATGTAACGTCTTCGCTGACCGGGATGGAAGCATCGTGCTACGAGCCTATGGTCAGAGGGTGACAGACACCATCGATACAGAGCATCGCTTCACCGGCTGCACGTTCGATGACTACGAGACTCACTATACCGGGATCTCGGTCGTGAACATCGAAACGCAGATGACCAACTACTACGGCGATGAGGAGGACACGGGCCTGACATATAACTTGGGCACAAATCCTTTTTTGCAGACCGCATCCGAAGGCACTGTGGAGGACATGGTGCTGAATATACTGGAGGCGCTGAAACAGATCCAGTATGTGCCGTTTACGGCTGACATGATCGGAAATCCGGCTTATGACCTGATGGACGTTTTCTGTTTCCAGGATGGTCTGGCGGATGCTGAGAAGCTCTCGTGCATGACGAAGTACACCTTCACGTATAACTCGAAATATACAGCGCAGGGCGTTGGACAGAATCCTGCGCTGATCAGCTCGAAGAGTAAGAGTGATAAAAACATCGCAGGCCTGATGGAGCAGGTCAAATCCATTACGAGCTCCATCAATAACCTGATCTACGACTTCAATACAGGGCCAATGAAGGTCCGGCAGCGAGAACAAACGCTGGGAATGATCACCTACTACATTTCCGAGGATGCGGACGTGGAGGGGCATTTCCTAATGAACTACACGGCCAGCGAATCCACGCACCTGACAATACGGATTTATGACCAGGCGGTGGAGGAACTGTATTCTCCGATCGAGATCGACATCCTGGAGGGTGAAGGAAAGATCGGTATCCCGCACGCTTACCTACAGCGCTCGGTCGGTATCCACGGTGTATATGTAACAGCTCAGGTTCTTTCCGGAGAGCTCAGCATAGATACCCGAGGCGTTTTCTTTACGATCGACGCCGGCAACTTTGCGGAGGCCGTGGATGACATCAGCATGGACGTTCGAGACATCACGATGCGCCAGCTTCTGGAATCCAATGGCCCGGACCAGATTTGGATCGTGGGCTTGGAAGAAGGCCAGATGCTTGTCAGCAAGAGAGCCTACAGTGAAAGCTATAACTCCAATCCGGAATGGGAGGGCGTCTACACGCCGGGCAAGGCATTAGACGCGGCGATCGAGTTTGATGGCAAGTGGGTGCTTCGGGCAAACAGCCAGAAGTTCACCTTGGAGACCGAGGACCAGCCTTGGTATTTCTGGGTGGATATGGACAATAAGCTGATCGCGCAGGACGGTGAAGATGAGACCACCCGCGTAATCCTGGACACCGGAGTAACCCAGGTCAATGCCTGCAAGGGATACAGCTCCATGCTTTATCCAGAACAGGACCAGGGTCTTGTAGCAGCATACATCAAAGGCGGGAAACCGTATTACATTCAGTACGTTTACGACGTCACCCTGGGAGCCAAGCGCTGGCTACAGCAGGAGCTGCTCATTAATGAACATGTTCTGGATTTACGCGTGCACAGGCTGAATGATTATCGGCTCGGTTTTGAGCTAACGACGCCTACCCGGAACCTATGGCTTTACACCTCCAGGACCTATGTTGCGCAGGCCATTCCGAAGGAGCAGGGATCAGCAAGCCTCTCCGAGAAATCGATGTTCCTTTATGCGCATAAAGACGAGGACTTGAGCGTGGCCTATTCGCAGTCCATTTCGGAAGACGCGCTTACGCTGTATATCAACGTGACCAAGCGCATCCGCTACTTTTATGACTGGCGGGACATATTATCCTTCGATGAGGATTCGATTCCAGATAGTGCAGTAGATAAGGTGGAGGTTGAGAACGGGGACAACAGCGCTACGATCATGATTTCCCTGAAGGAGCCTCCAAAGAAACTGATCACAAACGTCGTCGTCAACCCAGCGGATTCCGGCGCGGTGCAGGCAGAGATTGTCGGTAGCGGCCATGTAAAAGCTCCAAAGAAGACACTGGTTTTCGACACGACGATCTATCGATATCTTTCTGTCCAGAAAGAGCAGGTCGGTATCCGTAATGTAGGGACGGGCTTTGTTTATTCGCCTATCGTTGACAGGCGGCTTGCGGTTCAGATTGAGGAGGCCGGCATCCGGAATACAGGTGCACATACGCAGTACGCCATGATCGAAGATCTGAGAAACAGCACACAACATGAGACAGGGACGGTCCGGATTACCGGTGCCCTGATGAACTATGAACAGGTTGAGCCATCACCGATTTAAGGAGGTTATGAAAGATGATACCGAGTATTAAATGTAAGAATCAATACACGATCCGGAAAGTGGATGCCTCCGGAAAAGAAACAGAGGTGGCTCGCTTCCACAACGTTCCGTTACAGCAGTTTTACAATGCTGTGATCGGCAGATACATGGGCAGCAATAGCCAGTCACCTACAAGTTGTATTCATTCTGTCTGGTTTGGAACAGGTACCAGGGAGCCTTCCGGCAGTGATACGGCTTTGGAAAGCCCGCTGTGGACCTATGGATGGAACGATAGCAACTGCACGGCATGGGAAAAATACCTCAATGAAGATCGGCATGTCTGTCACAAGTACACCTTCAAGATCAATGCGGATTCGGCGCATGTAGGAACGGTATCTGAGGTCGGTGTGGAGATTATCACGGGCCAGGGTTATTCGGCGATGGGGCTGGCGACGCGTGCATTGATTTTGGATACCGAAGGAAATCCCATCACGATCACAAAGACAGACCTGGAGGCTCTGTATGTGGATGTCATTTTTGAATTCATCCTTCAGGACACGGAGGACTTCAAATGGCTGCCAGAAAATTACATTAACTTCGGAGCCAGGAGTGGTTCCGGCTGGGCGCCTATTTTCACACTTGGGCTTTATAACCGTCTGTACTTCCTTGGAAGGATGGAGGATAGCGGATTCAATATCACTCTGGCTACACTGGATATTTCAAAGACCTATGCGAGTAACAATCACGAGCTGGTGACAAACGGCGCCAGGCTTCCGCAGACTACGATTCCTTCGCAGCGCTATATCAAGGCCATCGGCATTGGGTATAATTCTGAGAATCTTATTCTCGGATATTGGAAACTTCCAAATGCGAACGTCATACAGCCCAAGCTACTCGCCGGTATGGGTGTGGGAACCGGTGATGGAGTCCGGACAGAATTTCCTGCACCGATCGCTGAGTGGGTGGAGAACTCAGAAGTGATCTACGTCAACGACGCACAGCAGGTCCGCGGGGTCGATTATTCCTGCAGCCATGATGCAAATGCGCAGGGCCTTGCGGAGTGTTCCATTCTCCAGAACATGGAATACATCGGGGAGTTCACAACGGCACCGCAGAACGTCATTACACCGATCGTCGGAAGAGGGCCGAGACGCAATGGTGCCTGGCGAACCGCGAAGTGGATGGCCTCTCAGCCAACGCTGACCTATGCGTTTCCCGAGGACGGTGTCAAAGCTATCAAACGCTTCAGGCTTGCCAACTTCATCGCTTATATCAGCATTTCGAGCAGCGGTGCTTCCTATAACTCAAACTGGTCAGGTGCTGTATGGACCATCGAGTATTCCGAAGACAATACGGTATGGCAGCAGGCTGGAACGGTTACGATTAATTCCAGCAACGTGGCGGACATCACCTTTGATGAGGCAATCACTGCTCGCTATTGGCGCTTTACGATCTCGTCCAGGATCACGGGCATTTTGTTTGCGGCGGGTGGATATGACTCCATCATAGCCTACGGCAATCAAACTCCGATCGTCTTCCGGACAGCACCAGCGGAGAATGCAGTCATCAAGATGGATGCGACTGTGGACTGCCCGATGAAGAACGAGAACTTCATCATTGACTGCAATCCTACCTTTGAAATCTAAGGAGGTGCAGTATGGCGCTTACCATCGAGAAAATGATTGACCTTACGGATTACGAGCATAACCCGGAACCGAAGGTCGTATCCCAGCTCTCCATCATTCATGAATCGAGTGATGGGGAGCTGGTTCAGTATTACATCGATCCGGAGAACGAAACTGAGGGCGATAAGAACACTTATGCGGTCGGTGTGTATGACAAGAGCAGTCGCAGCTATTCCTATCACGACTACGACGAGGTGGTGTGGAATGAACCAGACCAGCGGATCTGCGGAAACAGGATCGAGCGCCTGGGCGTGAAGGCTTTCCCAGATGTAGGTGCCATAGCTTTCTACAAGCTGATGCACCGGAACATCACTCGCATCGTTGCTCCGGTCAATAAGAAGAGATCGAAGAATGAGGCACCGACGATCGCTGCTGCGGTGAACGCGGATGGAACGGTGACCTTTACAATTACGCCTCCGGAGAAACCGAAGTACGCCTGCTATCGGATCGTGATGCAGAGCGGCATTTATATGGAGGATCACATCACTTACGATTTGGAAGTGACATGCCCGGCGCCAAGCATCACCGGCGAATATAAATGCTTTGCTATCGGTTACGGCAAAGAAGGTCAGCTACTGTCCAGGGACAGTAATGTGATCACGCTGTCACTCATCGGGAAGTCGGCAACTTTCCAGCGGCCTTACTACATGAAATCGGAGCTCACCGCAGCAGAACGTGATGCTGATCAGCGGTATCAGGAGCTGGAGAATTATACCGAGACTTTGGAGCAGCGTATCCGTGTTTTGGAGGAACGCATACCACAGGAAGGAGGCAACGGCAATGGTTAATATCAACGGAACTACCATCACGATCACGAAGGGAGATACGCTGGACCTTCTGATCGAAATACTACTCCCGGATGGCAGCATCTATCCTGTGCAGGCCGGGGATGTGATCCGCTTTGCCCTGAAGCAGAAATACACCGACCGGGAGCCTCTGCTTGTGAAGGAGGTTCCTCATACCAGCATGAACCTGCGCTTGGAGGCAGCAGAGACGAAACTGCTCGCTGCCGGTGGAGTTCCTTATGTCTACGATATCCAGATCACAATGGAGGATGGGACGGTAGACACCTTTATCGACCGTGCCAGGTTTATTGTGACGGAGGAGGTAGAGTGATGGATGGAAAACTGACAGGCCGTCTATCTCAAAGACGGCAGCTTACCGGCAGGCTTTCAGTTATGCCAAGAGTAGGTCCCGGAGCCGTGCTGATTCCAAAGACCATCAGCGAAAACGGAATCTACCGGGCAGCGGATGATCGCGCAGATGGCTACTATGGGGTAACGGTAGAGGTGCCTTCAAAAACGGAGCCGCTGGTCCCATATGTTTTCGACATGACGGGTGGCTATGTGGCGTCAGGTACATGGAACCTGGGCGGTGATACCGTCAACTATTCCGACGTCTATAAGGTGCAAGCTGGCACGGTATATCTTCTGATGATTGGCAGCATTGTTGGAAGCCGCTTCCGCAGCATGTTTTCTGAAGAAGATACCTCTGTGGCTGAGAAGAACATCATCGGGAAGGCCATCTCCAATGTGAGTAATCCGGCAGCATATTCCTACGTGGTCTACAAGCCGACAGCGGATGGCTTTATCACAGTCACAAAGGATAATGCCGGGACTGCTGGTCTGAAGACCTACTTGTTCAGGCTGCCTGATCTGATAGACGAATAATACGGATACACATGAGTCGCTACGGCGGCTCTTTCATTTTGCATAAGGAGGACAAGGATTATGAGAGAGTTCTGGAATTCTATTCAACTCATCTTTGCCGCTGTGGGAGGCTGGATCGGCTGGTTCCTCGGCGGCTGCGATGGGCTGCTTTATGCACTGCTCCTGTTTGTGGTCAGTGACTACATCACCGGGGTGCTCTGCGCGGTCAGCGACAAGAAGCTGTCTTCTGCGGTGGGTTTTAAAGGAATCGCTCGCAAGGTGCTGATCTTTATTCTGATCGGCATTGCAAACGCGCTGGATCTATACGTGCTTGAACATGCAGGAGTGCTGCGGACAGCGGTGATCTTTTTCTACATCTCGAACGAGGGCCTCTCCCTCATTGAGAACAGTGTACATCTGGGGCTTCCGGTTCCGGACAAGTTGAAAGATGTCTTAGAACAGCTCCACGATCGCGACGGCAAGGAGGATAAGTAATATGGCAGTGAAAGGAATTGATGTATCTGTCTGGCAGGGCGAGATCGATTTTAATAAGGTGAAGGAGTCCGGAATAGACTTCGTCATCATCCGGGCAGGCTACGGCACGTCCGGAAAGGACAAGTGCTTCGAGCAGAACTACAGCCGAGCCAAGGCGGCTGGTCTGCACGTCGGCTCTTACTGGTATAGCTACGCTGACAGCATTAAGGAAGTGGAGCAGGAGGCGAAAGCCTTCATTACTGCGTTGAAGGGTAAGCAGTTTGATTACCCGGTCTACTTTGATATTGAGGAACGTAAGCAGCTCGATGCCGGGAAGGAATTCTGCTCGGGTCTGATTACGGCCTTCTGCAACCAGATGGAGGCGGCCGGATACTTTGCTGGTTTCTACACCTCGGCATCACACGCAAGCACTCTGGTGACGGATGAAGTCAGGAAACGCTATACATTCTGGTGCGCTCAGTGGGCAAAGAGCTGCAGCTTCTCTGGCGCCTGTGGTATTTGGCAGTATAGCTCTAAAGGCTCGGTGCCCGGCATTTCCGGAAACGTGGACCTCGATAGGTCTTATCAGGACTTTCCTACGGTGATTAAGAACGGAGGCTTCAACGGTTATCCGAAGAAAGAAGCTCCGAACAGCAAAACATCTTCTCAGAGGGACGCGGTGGTCGATCAGGCCAGGATGTGGTTGGGACGGAAGGAATCGGATGGAAGCCATAAGGTCATCATCGACACCTATAACGCCCACAAGCCGCTGGCCCGTGGATATGCGATGAAGTACACGGATGCCTGGTGCGCGACCTTCGTATCAGCGGTCGCCATCAAGTGCGGAGTAACGGACATCCTCCCGACCGAGTGTGGTTGCGAGGAGATGGTCAAACTCTTCAGGAAGCTCGGAGAGTGGGTTGAGAACGACGCCTACATTCCGGCGCCGGGTGATGTGATCTTCTATGACTGGCAGGATTCCGGCAGCGGCGATAATACCGGCTACTCGGACCACGTCGGCATCGTAGAAGTTGTCACCGGTTCCTCCATCACGGTGATCGAGGGCAACTGCAGTAACGCGGTCAAAAGACGCACGCTCCAGGTGAACGGTCGCTATATCCGTGGGTATGGCGTGCCGAAGTACAAGGATGGTGTGACTCCATCTCCTACGCCGACACCGACTCCGACCATGACCGTGGAGGAGTTGGCAAAGGAGGTCATTGACGGGAAATGGGGCAACGGCGAAGATCGCAAGAAGCGACTCACGGCAGCGGGCTACGATTATTCAGTGGTCCAGGCAAGGGTCAACGAAATCCTGAAGGAAAGAACTCCATCAGAGGCGGTCTTCTATACTGTGAGATCGGGAGATACACTTTCTGCCATTGCTAAGAGATATGGAACTTCTGTTTCTTCGATCCAGAAGCTGAATAGTTCGCTGATCAAAAACATAAATCTTATTATCACCGGATGGAAAATCCGTGTGAAATAACAGGGCTATGTGGCTCGTGGGAGAAATCCTGCGGGCCTTCTTTTTTTTAATAAAAAACTGTTCGTAGCCGGAAAAATGTCTACGGGAACCCCTTAGGAAGTTAGAGAAACAGTTTCACAGTAAGGAGGCTCTCATGACGAACAGCAATATTGCCCAGGAGGGCACTGTAAAAGAAGTGACTTCTTCTTCTCTGCCGATGGTTGAGCCTCGGCACATGACGAAGGAAGCGATGCAGAAAGATTTTGACTATATGATGGCGCAGAAAATGACGCAGGCACTCCTGGATAATGGCCTTATCACACGGAGTGAATTCGACAAAATCTCCGCAATAAATCGTGAAAAATTCTCCCCATATATGGCGGAGTTATTGCCATAAATAACTGGCTATGTGTCTGGTTTAGAGCGAACATGTCACTACCTTGGAAGGAGGTGAGTTGATGACAAGGATAACAAAAATTGAAGGCGTAAATGCGCCGGAGCTAAAAAAGAAAATCCGGGTTGCAGCCTATGCCAGGGTGTCTACGGACAGCGAAGAACAGCTTGTCAGCCTTGCTACACAAAAGGATCATTATGAAACCTACATCAAACAGAATCCGGGATGGGAGTATGCAGGGCTCTACTACGACGAGGGCATTTCAGGAACAAAGAAAGAGAAAAGGGACAGCCTGCTTCGGATGCTGGCAGACTGCGATGCTGGAAAAATTGATCTGGTGATAACCAAATCAATCTCAAGGTTGGCTCGTAACACAACGGACTGCCTGGAGATCGTTCGTAAGCTCTTGGGGCTCGGGATCTACATTTACTTTGAGAAGGAAGATCTGAATACCGGAAGCATGGAATCGGAGCTCATGCTGACAATCCTCTCAAGCCTTGCTGAAAGCGAGTCGGCCTCCATTTCGGAAAACGAGAGATGGAGCGTCCAGCGCAGATTCAAAAACGGTAGCTTCATTATTGGCTACCCGCCGTATGGTTACAAAAACGAAGATGGCAAGATGATCATTGTTCCAGAAGAGGCTGAGATTGTTAAAAAGATCTATGCAGCTTCCCTTGCCGGGATTGGATCTTACAAGATAGCTAAGGATCTTAATGCCAGAGGCATTCCGACGAAGAAGAACGGCAACTGGACCGCGTCAACGGTAAAGGGCATCCTGACGAATGAGAAGTACACCGGCGATGTTATTTTCCAAAAGACTTACACGGACAGCAACTTCAACCGCCACATCAACTACGGCGAATACGATCAGTATCTGGTGAAAAACCATCACGAACCGATCATCAGCCACGAAGACTTCGAACGAACAGCTCAGGTCCTTGCCCAGCGCGGAAAGGAAAAGAGCAACAACGGAGAGAAGGGCAAGTACCAGAAGCGGTACGTATTTTCGGGAAAGATCAAATGCGGCAACTGCGGTGCCAGCTTTAAGCGGAGGTTTCATTATAAGCCTTCAGGGGCCTACATCGCCTGGACCTGCAGCACCCACCTGGAAGACAAAAACGCATGCGGGATGATGTACATCAAGCAGAGCGAGATCGAGGCAGCGTTTGTCACGATGATGAATAAGCTGATCTTTTCACAGAGACAGATTCTGAAACCCTTTGTGGATGCGCTCCGCGGAACAAACGATAAGGACAGGCTCCGACGTGTTCAGTCCCTGGAAGAACAGATCGATAAGGTCAATGAGCAGCGGCAGGTTGTTGCCGGCCTGATGACAAGCGGTTATCTGGAGCCTGCGGTTTATGCTAAGGAAACCAGTGAACTGCAGATGGAGCTGGAGAGGCTTCAGTCAGAAAAGGCTACACTTTCACAGAGCATTAATGGATCGCTTGCCCACGTCAATGAAGCACAGAAGCTCCTGCGCTTTGCTGGCAGGACAGATAATCTCGATGCATTTGACGAGGAGGTCTTCACTGATTTTGTGGACGACATCCTGGTCCTATCAAGAGAGCAGATCGAATTTCGACTGAAGTGCGGTCTGAATTTGAAGGAAAGGCTGGTGAGAGAATGAGACGAGCGCCACTTGGATACCGAATTGAAAACGGCGAGGCGAAGATTGATGAAGCCGGTGCTGCACAGGTCAGAGCATTGTTCGCAGCTTATATCAGCGGGCTTGCTTTAAAGAATGCTGCAGAAAAAGCAGGGATCACTGGGTACCATTCCAGCATCGGCCGAATCCTGAAGAATCGTCGATATTTGGGAGACGATTACTATCCGCCGCTGATCGACGAGGCGACCTTTGAAAAGGCTCAGCAGCTTCGCCTGGAGAAAGCAAAGAGCCTCGGCCGCATCTACGAATACTCAGATGCTTCCGAGACTATGGAACAGAAAAAAATCACATTCAAGCTGGACAAGGTTCCTCATAAGTTTAAGGACCCTTATGAGCAGGCAGTATTCGCTTATGGCTTGATAGAAACGGAGGAAGAAGATGGAGAGTAATGTTACCATCATTCCTGCGAAAAGGCGTGTCGGTAACACGGTCAAAAAACAGGAGGAACAGCCTAAACTCAGAGTGGCAGCCTACTGCCGCGTCAGCACGGACACCGATGAACAGGAAACCAGTTATACGGCTCAGGTGAATCACTATACCGAGTTCATTCAGAAACATCCGGACTGGAAGCTCGCTGGCATCTTTGCCGACGACGGCATTTCAGGAACTAACGTAAAGAAGCGTGAAGAGTTCAACCGTATGATTGACGAGTGCATGGCCGGCAACATCGACATGGTCATCACAAAGTCGATATCAAGGTTTGCCCGAAACACGCTGGACTGCCTGAAGTATATCCGCCAGCTCCGAGACAAGAACATACCTGTTTTCTTCGAAAAGGAAAACATCAACTCGATGGATTCCAAGGGCGAGGTGCTTCTTACCATCATGGCTTCGCTGGCGCAGCAAGAATCGCAATCGCTATCACAAAATGTGAAGCTGGGCATTCAGTTCCGATACCAGAGCGGAAAGGTCCAGGTCAATCACAATCGCTTTATGGGCTACACGAAGGACAGGGATGGGCACCTGATTATTGATGAGACCGAGGCCGAGATCGTTCGACGCATTTTCCGGGAGTACCTCAGCGGAAAGAGTCTGATGGAGATCGGACGAGGCCTGGAAGCAGATGGAGTATTAACCGGCGCCGGCAAGAAGAAGTGGAGACCGGAGACCATTCATAAGATGCTTAGCAACGAGAAGTACATGGGCGATGCTCTTCTGCAGAAGACCTACACGACGGATTTCATGGAGAAAACCCGAGTAAAGAACAACGGCATCGTCCCGCAGTACTACGTTGAAAACTGCCACGACGCCATCATTCCAAAGGACATCTTTATGAGGGTGCAGGAAGAGATGATTCGCCGAGCCAACCTACATAGCGGCGCAAACCGGAAGAAGCGAGTTTACAGCAGCAAGTACGCATTGTCGAGTCTGGTCTATTGCTCAAAGTGTGGAGAGATTTACCGTAGGATCGCTTGGAATAACCGCGGAAAGCACTCCACTGTATGGCGCTGTTGTACGAGGGTGGAGCATGGGCCTTCCGCCTGTGACGCCGAGACGATCAAGGAGTTGGATCTTCAGATGGTTACGGTCCGCGCCATCAACAAGGCAGTGCAAACCTCAGGCTCCACGCTTGAAGTTCTGAAGGGAATCCTGGACACGGTGGTCGGCAGCGAGACTGAGGAAGAGCTCAAAAGCATTAATGCAGAACTTGCTGCTCAGCAGCAGGCGCTGCTGAAGGCGACACGGGAGAAAAAGCCCTACGACGACATTGCGGATGCCATTGAGGATCTCCGCGATCAGAAACAGAGAGCGCTGATCGATAAGGCTGAAGAGGAAGGGCGGAAGCTACGAATCAAAGAAATGACCGCGTTCTTATCAGAAATGGACCGTGAGCTCACAGAATATGACGAGCAGATGGTCCGGAAGTACATTGCGCGGATTACCGTTTTTGACGATTACTACGAGGTTGAATTCAAAGCGGGAATCAAGGTAGAGGTCGAAAAGTGAATAAATGAAGATTGTTTCCTCGCGTGTGACAAATATCATGCGCGAGGGCTTTTTTTGTGAGCTGACGCCACAATCACATTGACAAAATGCGTTTTGACGCATATAATAGTTGGTATATCTGAAAACACATGTAAAGATGGAGTTCTTTCCAAATGAAGGGATATTTAACAATAAAAGAAGTAGCGGATAAGTGGGACGTTTCTGTACGATGGGTTCAGACGCTTTGTTCTGAAGATAAGATCGCTGGAGCAGTAAAGTTTGGTGGCGTTTGGGCCATTCCAGAAGAAGCCCAAAAGCCGGAGGATACCAGGATAAAGAGTGGACGGTATAAGAACTGGAGAAAAACAAGTGGCAATAAGGACGAATAGATCCGACAGATAATTCAGTCTCACTAAAATGCTTTCTGAGATGATGAAGCAAATTAGAAAGGAAATAACTATGGAAGCGGAAAAAAAGAGAAGTTCGAAAGTCTGGTTGTTTGTAGGAGGAGCTGCTGTAACTGCAGCAGGATTTATTGTGATTCCACCTTTAATCAAAAAGTACACGAACAAGGTCGCAAAACATAATAGCTCAACAGAGAATATTGATTTTGATAATCTTGGACCCGAAATCGTACGAAAAGATGATGACGTGAAGGAGGAAGAATAATGGCTTCCATCGACACAGATAAGTTGGCACAAGATGCGATTAATGCTATTGCCGACAAGATTAAGAATCTAAACACATTAAACATTATTGTCGCAGGAAAGACAGGAGTCGGTAAAAGCACACTGATCAATTCCGTGTTCAAGGACAATTTGGCCGAAACGGGTATGGGTAAACCTGTGACGGACCACATGCGAAAAATCACAAAGAAAGGCGTTCCGCTTGCCATCTACGATACGCGAGGTTTTGAACTTGGTAAAGAAGTCCAGGCTGAGGTTAAACAAGAAGTTGTAGATACCATACAGAAAGGACTTGCGACAAAGGATATCAATAAGACGATCCACTGTATATGGTATTGTATTAATACTGCATCCAATAGAGTTGAACCTGAAGAAATACAATGGCTAAGGGAATTGTCCAGAGAAAACCAGATTACTCAGGTTCCTATTATTATTGTTCTGACGCAGTCGTTTTCAAAGAAAAACGCGGATGCGCTTAGAAAGATGCTGTTGGATGAAAATCTTGATGTTGTTCAGATCATTCCAGTACTCGCACAAGACTATGAAATTGACGAGGAATATGTAGCAAAGTCTTACGGCCTTGATATTTTGATTAAGGTAATGGGTGAAGCGCTCCCGGAAGAACTGATGGACACGCTTCAGCATGTGCAGATAGCGTCATTAGCTGAAAAAAAACGGTACGCACAGGCAGCTGTAGCGACTGCAGCAGTTGCGTCGGTAGGTGAAGGAGCTGCTCCGATCCCGTTTTCTGACTGTGCTTTATTGATACCGACGCAGCTCACAATGATCGTGTCCATAACAGTAATCTTTGGCTTTGACGTAAACAAGAGTATCCTTACAGCTTTGATCTCATCAACTATCGGCACAGGAGGAGCAACAGTATTAGGAAAAACTGTTGTGTCTAATATCCTCAAGTTTATACCTGGAGTGGGGACAGTTATTGGCGGAGCGATTTCTGCCAGTACCGCTGGTTTGATTACAACTGCACTTGGTGAGGCCTATATCAAAGTGCTTGAGTTGGTATTCCAGGGTGAGATGAATATAAATGATTTAGGAACTACAAAGGGTAAAGAGCAAATGTCAAAAGCGTTCAAGGAGCAGCTGAAGCTTGGAAATAGTCGTAAGTGAATACGACGGATTTACATAGATAATTAATCAGTCTTTAGAAGCTGAGATAAGGTGTTGTTCATTTCCCGCGAACGACTATAATGCGATTTAGCCCATTGAGCAGTTCTCGCGAACGACCAGTGGGCTAAATTTCGGAATTGACCACTTCCTGTGTACGACCGGAGGCAATAGACGTACTTCCTGTCAACTCAAGCCACATCGAGACTATAGTGTTGCTGCAAAAGTTGAACTCGTAGAAATCCTTTATTTTAAGCACTTTTACGAGCATTTCACCTTCGGTGAGACCGACTGGTCGAAGCGCGGAAAACGCCTCGAA